CGTACAAGAGCATCCAAGCACATACAAGCACGTACAAGAGCACACAAACACGTACAAGAGCACACAAGCACGTACAAGAGCATCCAAGCACATACAAGAGCATCCAAGCACGTACAAGAGCATCCAAGCACATACAAGAGCATCCAAGCACGTACAAGAGCATCCAAGCAAAAAAACGGGCTGCGATTTCGCAGCCCGCCAACGGTTAAAACATTTTTAAAAGTTCATTATATAATTTGTATTCAGAATTTAAAGAGAGATATTGGACAAATTCGGCAGTACGTTTTTTTGTCAAAATTTTGTAATTATGCAAATTTTTAAAAACCGCTTTTGCTTCACCTGTAATTCTTTCAATAGTTTCAAAAATAACATTTTTTATCGCACTTTGAAATTGGTATCGCTCCCATGTTCTGTTATAATAGCGTATTTTAACACTACCTATAATTACATTCTCATTTCGATATAATGTTACTTTGTGGCCCCAACTTGTAGAAGTATTCCAGCATTCACACACAAAAGTAAATTTAACGCCATTTATTTTTTTGTTATAAATCATAATATAAGTATTTTTGTTATTGTTTAGGGACCGGCGCCGCCGGTCTCTGGTTATTATTTACAAATCGATCGGCAAATTATTTGCAAGATCATAAATCGCTATTTGTTTGTGCATACGTCCAAGCTCGATGGCGGTCGCAAAATCCTCTACGATTACGGTGGCATCAAAATAATACATATTATTTTTGTTATTGTACCAACCGCCAAAGGCGTTTATTTCAGGGTGTTCGCCAACGTATTTTATAACGTTGACAAGGCCCTCAAGACCGAACGAGTTTTGTGTTTCAGCTACAGCGACGGCGTAACCACTTTTGACGGGCTGTAAATTCGCAGCGTTGACCGTAAAGCCATCCTTATTAGCTATTGCTATAGCTGCCAATGCTACCAACATTTTTGTTTCTTGTTTATTCATGTTATAATGCTGAATTACTGTTGCCACCAGATTCTAAAAATTATTTGTTTTTGTTTACGGATGCAAAGGTATTGTATAAATTTGATATATTCAAATTTTTTGGATAAAAAATATTGGATGTATTTATATTTAACACCTTTAAACAAATATATACAACTTATTTGCACTTGTTTACATATATATATAATACCTTATATATAGAAATCGTTGGGGTGGTGGTGTCCTCTGTGGTGTCCTCTGTGGTGTCCTCTGTGGTGTCCTCTGTGGTGTCCTCGTCGGTGGTGTCCTCTGTGGTGTCCTCTGTGGTGTCCTCGTCGGTGGTGTCCTCGGTGGCATATATGCAAAGGACACCAACGAGGACACACGCAAGGCTCCTCAGTGCGGCGGGGGTCTCGCTTGTGAATCGAAGTTGCAAGGCGAGATTGATGGATATGATTGCTCTAATTATCAATTATTTAGGTGTCCCTCTTGGGATAGCTTTTATAGGTTGGTATGTAATCTAAAATATTGATAATTAACTATTTACAGGGGAAAAGAAATAATTTAGACAGGATAAAAGATTATATATTCCTCTTTTTTACCAATAATACATAAAAAACACTGTAAACTGATAAAACTATACTATTTCAAAACAAAATAAATATATGTAATAATTATTCTTGAAACAATTTGCAAAATACAAATATATGTATTAATTTTGCAATCAAAACAACACGTATATATACATGAGAACAAAAATCGACATCCGTCGCGCCATAACAGAGCGCGGTTACACCATTACGTCTTTCTGTCAGAAGTTCGACCTAAAGACGCAGAACATCATTCAGAATTACATCAAAGGCAACCCTACAATAAAACGTTTGGAAGACCTTTGCGAGAAACTGGATTGCGACATCACTGATTTATTCTATCCAATAGGTGATTCGGACGATGCTAAGGAAAAAGTTCTTTTATTCAACAAAGAGAAAGAGGGGGAAAAAGATTCCGATTCAACAGATACGGAAACTCACGGCATTAAAAATGCCGCTATTCAGCTCCCCGACGCACAGCAAATAGTCAATACCTCCACCTTCTGCCCTCATTGTGGCGTAAAGGTCCGTGTTGGTGTAGTGCTGCTGCCCGAAGAATAGCCTACGACCGACCCTACATCTATTATTTCAAAATCAGAAACCTACGAAAGTACTAACGTATAAAAATATTAATGTATGAAGAAAATATTTAGAATGATGCTGCTGTTGACGATGATGACGACAGCATGTGTGAGTGTGAGCAGTTGCAGCAGCGACGACAACGAGGAACCGGAGTATGTGCCGGTGGAGTCGGCTTTTTCAAAACTTCTCAAAGTGAAGCCTGTGCATCAGTTGTCTTATTCCCATAACAATAGCGGTACGGGATCGTTCGGACTTCAAAGCGACCCGCAGGTGGGTAATTACAAGACCGACTACTACACTATCAGTTTTCTTGTCTACAATGCCCCTGCTGACGACATGTACGACGGTCGTTACGAGATAGAGCAGGTCGGCGGTTCGGTGTGGGGATGGAAGGAGCAATGGCTACCCGAATACAAGAAGCACGAACTAAGCACTTGGGACAACAACCAGCCCGTAAAAGGTGCCTGGGCAGAGATAAGGACTCTTGATAAGGGCGACGAATATGGGAAAAAGACGTTCCGCGTGAAGCTACACGTTGACGAAATGACGGAAAAGAACGGAGACTATGCTCGCAATATCAATATATCGTTTACAGGCCGCGACACGGGTCCTATGTTAGTGAACTAAAATCAGCAAAATCCGATGTAAAAACAAAAAAATATTGTACCTTTGCAGTCACGAATATGGCTCATAGCCATACTTCTGTAAAGTATAACAAAAGTTGGACCGCTTCTGTCTGCGAGGATGGAAGCGGTTTTTTGATTTAGCTCTTTTACTTTTGCTATCAACAAGAAGATGGCGTAACCACCACAAGCAGAAGTACGTGCAGCATAGAGCCGATAACAATAGTAAATCCGTAACGACAAATATCGTCCCACTCAATACCCGGTAGCTTATAACGCTTCCATTGATACACCTCACGCAGTGCCATCACTGGCAGTGCGAGAACGCCCACGAATATAGACGCAATAAACCATCCGATTGCGCCTTGTCGGTTTCGCTTATTCTCGTCGTAGCCTTCATCTACCATATCGAGCTGCGCTGCCTTGTAAAAAATAAAGAGCGTTGTCGCTCCCAATATGATGCAGTTCAGCAGCATCAGTATTTCTCTTATATCCATATCCGTTAATTTTTATTGTTATCCACTGCATCCTCCACCGCTTCGCCGATGTCTTTATTCTTGCTCTTAATAAGCGAAATAATAAACCGCTTGATAGAGAACGTGTTTTTAATTCCGTGCAGTGCACATACGTGCCCTACGATGCTGTCAATCTCCCAGATGCACCCGAAGCCTAAGCCGATAGCCGCTGTTGTTACGTGGTTCGCCCAGCCGAGCGGTTCGAAGATAGCCAAGCCGAGCACCGAGCCGAGTATGAGATATGTAACGTAGTCCACCGCCTTGTTGCACGTTCTTCTGCCTGCTCTCGAAAAACGGAAGTGCTCATGCTTTTTTAGGCTCTCCGACACACCAAACCAAAAGTCGGCGACGATGAGAACGACAATAAGAACGAGCATCCAGCGTAAATCGAACAGGGCGGTAAGTGCTTCCGTGCTCATGGTGCCGACCACGAAAGCCTTTCCTGTACTTGTAGTGATATTTCCTGCCATCTCCATTGTGTTTACTCGATTATTGTCCAAATCTGTTCTCCTCTCTCGTCAGCAGCTTTCAGAATAGGGTAGAGCTTACGGAACGTCGCCGTTGAGTTCAGCACCTTGCCCCTCTCCTTATTCTCGCCGACGAGGATGCAGCCCTCCGTGTCCTTCGCTGTGTTACCGCAGTGAATAAGCACCCCCTGGAAGCCTACCGTATTGCACAGTCGCGGCAGTCTGCCCTTGCAGAACTGGTACTGTGCCCGACTTCCGAAGCGTGGCGATACCGTCTTCATATCTACGAGGTATCTGCCCGTAGGTATAGCGGTTTCGCCTTTAATCTTAACTCCGCATATCTGCGCAACTGACATATTAGATGTCAGTCCTCTGTCCTTGTCTTCAAGAGTGTCGCAGACATACTCGCCGTCAACGTACATCTTGCCTATTGTGTACGCATCCTTTCTTGCTATTCGTTTTACTTTTACTTCCATGATATTTGAATTTTTGTTGTTAATCGTATGTTGTTATTGCCAATCTCTCGGGGTAGCCTGCTGTGATGTCATACTTCTCTACCTCCTCAATGGTTGTCAGATTACCTATTGCTGCTTTATGTCTTGCCGTAGTGTCAAAGCACTGAACAGCGTACATCTCAATGGCAGAGAGTAGGCTTATCGCCTTATCGCAGGTGAGCATCAGTTGCGTATCGCCAAACCACAATGTGACCTTTTCCAACCCCGAGCTTTGAGCGATAGTAGTGGAGTTCATAAGACCGACGCGTGTCGCCTTGTCGAGCCACATTTTAGTGCCGTCTACCAAAAAGCTATTCACCGCGTCTGACGTGTCGTAAGCGTCTATCTCTGCTATCTTCTGCGCCTTCGCAGTTGCAAGCTCTGACGCTGCGAGCTTTGCCTTAAACTCCTCGAACGCAGTCACAACCTCGTCTTGCGTGTATTCGCCACTCCGTATTGAACACTCCCAACACTCGTATGCGCTCATCTCAACATTCAACTGCTCGTCGATGTGATAAATGGTTAGACCTCCCAACGCATATTCTTTCTTAAACAAATCCGCAGGGATGAACGTGCGGACAAAACCAATCGTTTTCTTCATATTCTTCATTTGTGTTATTGTTAATTTTTCGCTGCTCGCGGAAAACGGAGAGATAAAGAGATTAACAAGCGAACACTGGCAGAGCCATGAGTTTGGCTAACCTGGTGTTGCCGCCCAGACCGGAAAAAAAATGCCAAACGCTATAGGAGTTGGCTTGCGTTGATGTCCATTTATCTTGAGTGAATAACACACTGAATAACTTTGCATTACTGCCATGCAGCATCTTTACCACCTCGTCCACAAGAGTTTTGTTCACATTCGCTTCCGTCATCTGTCCAACCGTCAAAATAAAGCCGTGCAACTGAACATCCGCCAAATCCACCGTCTGCTCATAGGCGTAAGTGAATAGTGGTATAGACAATCCACGCTCTTCCGCTTCTTCGCGCACAAGTTTTGACTGTTTTACGCCATTGTAATACAGTGCATCTTTTACATTGTTGCCGTTTAAAGGAATGTTGTTAAACTGCACATTCTGTGTACACCACTGCTTATTTGGATAGCCAGCCTGCAAGGCTGCGGGCGAGAAACCGAAACAGTTGTTGCCATTAGCGAGGTTTTGTGTCACGAGTTTTATGAGAACTGCCTCTTCCGCGGTCTTGCCAGCCGCCTGCCATTCGTCTGCCGTATATTGTGCGCCTGTAGCGTCAAGAATAAACACGCCTGACGTAACGGGGTAATAATGGAAGTAAATATTGTATTCTTCAATGTCTGCCACATTGTTCTTCTCGTACACACCACGAAAAGCGTAGTAGCCATCTTTCTGAGCCGCGGTAATCTTATACTTCTTGTTGTATGGTACGCGGAACGTCACCTTTCCTTCGCTGTCGGTTTCCGTTGTTATGGTGTCGCCGTTTGCAATGGCGCAGGTCACTGCCACGCCTCCGAACGGACTTACCCTTCCGTTCTCCGCTTTGTCTATCGTTACTACCACAGAGGCTTGTTTGTCGCTTATCGGCTTATACTCCACGTTTATGTCGCGTACTCTCAGTGCGGCGGTATAGGTAAGAGAGGGAAGTGGGTCGCAGCCTTTCAGCTCCTGAAAAGCTATTCTGTATATCGTTCCTCTTGGGATTGTGAACGACACCTTGCCGTCGGCATCCGTAGTGTACTTTGTGAATGCCGAAGAGCCATTAAGGAAGACGTTTACCGCCACGCCTTTCACGCTTACTCCAGCAACAGATGTCGTAATGGTGATATTCACTCGCTCCTCCAAGTCCCACTGCTCGAAGTCAAGAGTGCTGACATCGCCATTTCTGTCGGTCACTACGAGCACATTGCCTCTTAGTTCTGCGTTTACTCTCTCTGCTTCTGTAGTCGCAACCATAGCTTTTTTGGCTGTCTCTGTTGCCACGGCTGCTGCGTCAGTGGCGGTTTTTGCGGCAGAAGACGTGTTGGATATTGCTTCGGACACACGTTTCTCACGCTCGGCATCAGCCTTTTCTCGCTCCACCTCTGCGTTCTGACGAGCCACCTCCGCGGTCTCTCTCGCTGTTTCCTGTCTTACACGCTCGGTTTCCGACTCCTGACGGATGCCCTCCTCGCGACTGCGTGTAGCCTCTGCTTCGGCACGTTGTCTTTCGGCTTCGGCACGCTCGTTCTCTGCGGTGTCAGCCTTGTCTATCGCAGCATCAACGGCTTTTATGGCTTCGTCAGCCTTACCAACCGCAGCATTTGCAGCCTCCGAAAGCTCCGTAAAAGTAGCCGCTCTCTGCTCCTCGGCTGATACACGTGCTTCCTCGTTGGCTTTTCGCGCTTCCTCGTTGGCTACACGTCCCATTTCGCTTTCCGTGCGCTGTGTCTCCGCTGTCTGTCGCGTGGCTTCACTCTCTGCACGTTGCTCTTCTGCGCTTTGGCGGAGCGTTTCGCTCTCCACGCGCACATCCTCGCTTGCCTTGACAGCCGCTTCTGTTTCTCTTACCGCAGCAATGGCAGCGTCGGCATTGGCGATAAGCTCGATGATGGTTGCTCGCGCGGATATGGGTGGAAGGACAACAAGCGCAGTATCTACAGCAAAACCCTCAATCTTTACATCCATGCAGCCCTTGCTTGCATTATCTAAGTTGCCGTCCTCGATGTTGGTGTTACCATCGGCAGTGTTGTCCTCAAACACTGTATCGCTGCTTGCGTTGTTGTCAACGATGGCGAACTGCTCATACTCATAGCTTCGCCAGTTAGCACCCTCCAGTACGCCCGTCACCTCCAAGGCGTAAGTGCCTAACGATAGTGTCGTGCCGTCAACGTCAGCCAAGAGCACATCATTAGACTCCTTGTCGATGGTGTAGGGGAGTGCGGTACGCTTGTACTGACTAACGACGTGCACTGCGATGTCGGTACAATCGGTCAACGGGAACGATACCTGTTCACCATTGACTATTTTCTTTACTGGTATGCGCAACGTGAAATCGTTGCCTCTAACTATTTTCTTCATATTATTTTTTGTTCTATTGTTGCACTTTATATTTAACCATAAATATTTCCATTCCACCCTACGGCAGTTAAGCGGTTGGGGTTAGCTCCACTGGTAGAATTGCCAAAAGTAGTCGTAACCTCGCAAGTCGTGATAAGTCTTTCATTTGAGGAAATTTCATTGACTTTTAGAGCTCCAGTTGAGGTCGTTGTTCCTCTTTTGTTTATTATACCTCCTCCATGTACAACGAATGCAACGTTTGCGCGATTCTTGATTATTAGTGTTTGTCCAACATATTGTAACGCTTCGTCGGTTGACACGCCATGAAGACTATTCAAACTATCTTTAGGATTGTTGAATGGCAATACAAGATCAACCTGCGAGGTTTTAAAGTAATTATTGAAATCACCTTGAAACTCCACGAACGAGCCCGCATTAGTAAAGTCGAATAATACAACGCTTAAGGAAGCTGCGGGTATTCGGTATTGGTCTATGTTCTCTGGTGTAATAATTGTCTTTTTCTTTTTGACAAAACCGCAAAACAGACCTGCGCCAACCTCTAACAAACCTTTCTCATTAACGCTTGCCGTTGTCTCGCCGCTATTATTGCGTATCTCGAACCTATCCGCGGTTGCCGTTATCTTGCCGTTCTCGATGTCTAAGCCCGTGCGCAGTAGCTTTGCAGCAATGCCACTGTCCTCGATAAAACCACTCTTGCCCTCTATCCAATCGGTAGGCGTTGCACCGACCTCCAGCTTCGGCATTGTCACCCACGCCTTACTGCCTTGCAAACAACGGATTAAGACATAATTAGGTATGCCAGTGCCCTCAGAACGCCAGTGTACCCAATAACGCTTCCACTCGCTTGTGAGAGAGAAGCGACGACCTCCGTCGACGTTGCTCGTTGTTGTATCGCGCTCGCTGTCTTCGGCGAATATGCTTAGATTAGAACCACTCCACATGTATGCGTCGATGCTGCCGGAACCTTTTGCCATAAACGAGAACATATAGTCCTCATCTTTTTTGATGATAGAGCTAACACTCCATTGCGCCATCTCAATGTATTTGGAGGCAGCGTTTGCATATATTACCGAGCATCCGTTGTTGTACGACTCGTTAGTTACCACTGACGCATCCATTCGTGTTAGGTTGCCGGCTTTGGCAAACGTGCGTGTATTGTCGAGCAGGTTGCCCCCGATGTAGTCGTAATCGTCAGGCGATGCGCTCCAACACACAAAGTCCTCCGCCGTACCCTCTATGAGGATAGGGTGGGCGATGTACACCTGCTGACTCGCAGTAGATGCGTTAGCCTTTAGACACGCCACGGAAATCCACTCATAAGGAGCGTTCGCTGCAACGGTAAACGTCTTCTGAAACAGATGCCAGCCGTTGCTTGGCGTTATCGTTACGCCGCCTAAATTCGCACTGCCGTTAGGACCGGTATATCCACCTGGTCGCGACGTGTCGGTTGCCGAGTTGTGCCATATCGTCTCGCCCACAATCTCTACTTTGGCTGACTTCGTGCGAGCCCAAAACGCCAGTGTGTACGTTTTGCCCTTGGTGACGTGTATGTTGCGAGAGTTCGCCGCTCCACCCCATTGCACACCGCCTGCTTTAGCTTCTGGTGCGAATATCACATTAGCACCCTCATGCGCCGACGTGCGATATATCTTAGAGCGCAGAAGAAAGAAACCCTCGCCTTGCTTGCGGAACAACGAGCCGACGAGCAGGTTACGTCGCTCGGCAAGAGTGTAGCCCACCTTCATCGCTATCTGTGTAGCGGTCTGTGTTATAGAAGAGCTAATAGTTGCTATTTGGTCGTTTACATCCTTCTTGGTAGAGTAGTCTCTCCTAACCTCTGTTCTTATATCATTTGCGGTCTGTGTGATTTGCGAGCTAATCTTTGATATTTGTCCATCCACCTCGCTCTTATTGTTGTTGACCGTTGACTTGAGTCCATCCACGGACATTACAAGCTCCGCAAACGACTGCGTGCTCTTTATCTCGCCATTAGCATTGCGCGTAATGAACTTAAACTTGTCGGCTATGGCGAACATCTCCTGACGTGACAGGACAAAGACCTCCTTGTTTTCTAACGAGTAGCTATCTACGCCTTCGTACATCTTTAATGATGGCGCATCCGCTCCGTATGCCGATAGAACAACGACTGACTGGCGTGCCGTGTCCGTCGTATTGCCCATCTGTACAAGCTCGTCACCTGCCTGCGGAATATCGCTGCCAGTATCGCAGAAATCAGCAAGCACATCAATGAAATCTTTGCCTACCTTGTACACCTTACGCCAGTAGTATCTATTCTTCACGTTCTCATTCACGCCCTCCTTGACGTTGAACGTCTGACAGCGCACAAGGTCGTCCTCGACGAACTGGTTCTCAATCTCTTCGTCGCCTTTCTTCTGCGAGAAGTAGCAGCGGTAAACATTGTAGCGCAGAGGAAGAGCTTCATATTCGGGAAGATACACACCTTTCTCGAAATAGACCACATTGCTAATCTTCATGGCAGCAGGCGACAGAACAATCTCGCCACCTACGCTTTGAAGCTCTCGGATTACGAGCCTTACGAACTCCGCAGCCTTGCGCACAAGCAGGCGGTCTACCTCCAAGTAACTGTCACCACTTCCGTTGTAATCGCCAAGTTTGAAGCCAGAGCCGAGCGCACCCGAACGGAACGCAGCCGACACAACCTCTTTAAGGGTAGCGATGCCGTCGGGGGTTATCTTGTGAATTTTATTATTAGAAATAAATTTTATACCACTTAGAAAACTGATAACACCTTTTGCTTCATCGTCGTGCACACTCGACAAAGCATTATCGTCAAGATATTTAGGTGTGACAATATCGGTCTCCGAATCAAGAGGGGTTTTTGTGTTGGTAATTCCAGATATAGCCCCCGCTTTCCCTTCAAACGCAATGCTGCCGCCGGTCACAATAGTTACAGCCTTTGCAAATAACTCGCGGAACCACGTGCCAGGTTTCATTGTTAGTTTTTTGAGAAACGTTACAATACTGTCGGTCTGCGAATAGTGGTACCACTCGCTTTCAGTTCCAATGGCGGATATGGCTTCGTCGGAAGACAGATAACCCCAAAAACAACGTGTGTCCCAATCGCGGGCTATGGTGCCGTTGTCGCCTGACGACGTTATCTTGCCTTGCAGGAAGATGTAGTAGTACTTCTCATCACCAATCTGTTCGGCGTTCGCGTTCTTGCCGTAGATGTCAATCTGCTCAGACGGAAACACAATCCATGCCGAAGCCGCAGAACTTAAACTGCGCGGTATGGCGGCATAGACGTATTTTTCGGTGTGCGAGTTGAACACAGTAGGCGAAGCCTGCAACGGCCAACGGCGATAATTGTGGCCGGCATCATAGCCGATGATGTCCTTGACGTACACAAGAATCTGGGCACCGCTGACGCACGATGCCTGAACATAATCGGGATAACCAAGGGCATTCAGCTCGATATGAAGTGCCGTAGACGAAATCCAATAGTCTTTGGTTGTTGCTTGTGTCATATATTATGTTGATTTTTCTGTTACGAATTTAGCATAAAACGCTCTATTCATACGGACATACGCAAACGACCCCAAGGGCACGTGCGTCTCTTGAGGTCGCAAGCCGACTGCAAGCCGACCGGTTCCTAATTCAAAACTCAAATGATGGTACTTCCTCGGAAGTCGAGTTTCGCCGTAAACGACACGCTGTGTACACCTTCTTTTGTCTTATCATCAAAAGAGATTTCGTCGTCGGCTGTGATGGTGCAAGGCAGAAACTTGCCGTTGATGTTTATCCATGCGTGTTCTGTCATCAGGAACTCATGCAGATACCATGCGAGCCATGCTTCATCGAGAGGGTCAGTCTGAAAGTTCCATTCCTCCTGATTATTCTGCTTGCGGGTTGTTGCACGTGAGATCGAGCGCAGGGATTCTTTTTGTGTCAGGGTGTAGTTGTTGGTTGTAATACTGAGCTTCTTGCTATATACTCTCGGTACACTGACGCTCTCCAATACACCGAACGAATTGATGAAGCGGAACTCCGTGCGACGGACAGCTTCTGCCTGCGGCATGGCATAAACGCTGATGTCGCCAATGGTTTGTCGTCCTTCGTTGGTTATCGTGAAAGCCTTGGCTTCGGGCGCATCCCATGTGGCTGTGGTGAAGTCGATGGCAGGCGAGTAGGGAGCTACGTAGATGATAGTTTCGCCTACACATGCCAACTGCGGTGTGGTCGTGGGCTTGCGTGTCATGCGGCTAACGGGCATTGTGTCGTTTGTGGCCGTGAGTCGGTCGTAATCGGAGAAGCCTCCGAATAGAGTCTGCTTTACATCGTCTCCGGACAAGTAAGACACCGGTGATGTCTTATATACTTCACCATCAAGCATATACTCGTCGTATGCCGACACGTTGAACTTCACTACGGGCATTACACCAGGTTCGGACTTGTAAATATACGAATCGCGAAAAGAACGTAGAGCAGAGGAAATATCAACCACAACATTTCTAACTTTTTCGCTGACTATAGGTTCCGACATCTTTATGGTTTCATAGTTTCCTTCGCTTATACCGCATTTTATCTCGAATATCATACGATGGAAAGAGGGCGTTTTTTTTAAATTAATAGGTTTAACAATAAAAGAGATAGGATTACCATTAAACACCGAACCGGATAGTAATTTTAAATAACTTGCCATTGCTTTAATTATTAATTGGTAATTATTATTTATTAGTTAAATGCTGTAGATTTCCATTTCTACTTCTCCCATTCCTTCCTTCGCCGTCACGTCGGCATTTACCTTGTTGATTAGGCATTTCTTGCCGTCAATGGTCCACCACTCTTTCCAGTGGTTCTGAATGTCGGCTATCTGCGCTACGGAGGCGAGGCACTTGACGTAATACTTCTTACGGTGAAGGAGGAAGTAGATGTAATCGACGAGGAACACGTCTACGTAGCCTCGGTTCTTTACCGATGGAGTGTTTACTACGAGTGGAGCGTCTGCCCATTCGGGCTGCACCCAAGCACGTGGCTTCAAGGAGAAGCGTTCCTCGTTGCCGATGCCCGACTCAACGCCGTTGTAGTCGTACTCGTTGCCGTATGGGTCGATGGAGTCGGTAGTAAGGGCATAGTCGCCAGCCTTTGTGCGCCACTTCGAGTTGCCGAATCCGTCATAGTTATAGCCGTAGGCTTCGTGTGTCGCGTCGATGCCGCCACCTCGCATGATAGCCACAGACAAGCCCCAGTCGTATGACTGAAGGGGCGAGTTGCCGTCATCGGTAGACGACGGATCATAGCTCTCACGCAGCGAGAGTTCTTCGGTAACGTAGAAGTCGGCAACCATTGACGACATGGGGTTCTTGATGTATTGCTTCACAAACTCATGCTCCATATCCTCGTCGATGAGAGCTGCCATCTGGGTCTTGGCGTAAGACTCGTTCAATCCTCCAACCTCTTTACCTTTATGTTCCTTACCTACTTCGGTTGGCTGCTTTGGGTCATCGCTAACGCACGTGCTGCCCGATGTTGATGATAGAGCTTTACGGTAGTTGGCATCCACCATTCCGACAGGAACAAACGATGACTTGAACTCTATGATGTAGTCTTCGTTGAGCGTAGAACAATCGCCTGTTTCCACTCCCTTCATGGCTCCCACCTCAAACAGTCGCGGCTTCATATCGCCAGCATTGGTAAAATCCTTGTCAATCTTCACACGATACTTATTGCCCGTCTGAAGGTCTATGAACACGCTCATTTCGCCATTTTGCACACGATGAATAATATCCTTATATGTAAGACTTGTCACGGTGCGGTTCTTGGGATATTCGATGTAGTCGTAATCGGTGTTGTAGTCCTTCACTTTGTTCTTCACGTTGTCCTTTTGCTCTTTGGCTTCGCTTTCGGCTGCATATCCGGCACGCACACCGGTTATCTTCTCCGTCATGGGTACCATAGAGAGCACTTCGGCATGGAGGGGGCGAGGGTCGGGATTCTGCTTGCGGAACACGTCACGAATGAGATAAGCCGTAACCTTTTTCTGTTCGTAGTCATAATGAAACTTTATGCCGAACTGCTGTTCAAGCGAGTCGATAACATCTGACACCGACTCGGCAGGGAAGTTTTTGCCGTTGGCATACATACGGAAGATACTTGCACTCATCTGCGCCGAATCGATGGTACTCTTGCAAGTGATGCTTGCAATTTTGTTCTCGCCTACACGTTCAGTTACCCAGTCGCCTTCCACAGCTACCACTTCGGTGGCCTTGAAAACACCTTGGTTGTAGAAGCCACCTTCGTACTTCTTCTCTACCACCTTATACGTAACCTCACGGTATCTGACCTCCTGCACGCTCTTGTCTTTGGGATTTTCGAGTTTGAGCTGACCGCCACAACCGCGCGAACTGAGCCATATATTTACATCTCCAAAAAGATTTTTTACCTCCTTTTCGCTGTTAGCTTGCTTCTGAAAAAAGCCGACCTTAATATCGTCCGTGGTTTTCAATCCGGCTTTCACGGCTTCGTCTTCCTCCTTGTACTTCTCGCCATAATACAACGGCTCGATGTCGTAGGAGCATTTTGTGGTGAAGAAGCAGAGGCGGTTCATGTCGCCGATGGCTGTAAGAGCCGAATTGTCGAACTGCACGCCAAGGTGCTCGAAGAGGCAGTCGAGAAAGAACAACACGTAGAAGCAGATGCCCGACTGCGGACGGTCGGCATCCAATACCCAGATAGGACCACGGTCTTCGTACATTTCCTTTTCGCTCGTATTTTTATCATCCTCTCCTTTACGGGTGTCGATAGACTCTACAACCTTGTCTGACGTTGAGCCGTCTTCGGCAAGATCGTAATGCTTGTAGCACACACGGGCATTGCAGAACGGCTTGATGGGGTAGGGGTCGCTCACGTTGATGTATGACGTAAGAACGTCGGGCACATTCACTTCGTTACTGTTCGGATAGGTGTATATCTTCTTCAATACAGCCGCGTGCTTGTCGCCTGCCTCCTTGCACTGAGCAGGATAAGAGAAACCGAGGGCCTGGGGAGAGAAGGTAGCGTGAGTGCCAGATTTGCCCACCGAACCATACTTCTTGTTACCTTTCTTACCTTCGTATTTAATAACCACCTCAGTGTTATACGACACGCTAACATTCACTTCATCAATCTTCTCGCCTATCAAGAGCTGGTCCTTATATTTAGAAGGTATAGGCACCTCGTTGCACTTGAGGTCGCTAATGAGGTCGGAGAATGACTGTGTGGATGCGTCGATGTTGAGTGAGAGTGAGTCTTCTAAGCGTTCATCTTCCTGGATGATGGCTGTGCCGGAGGCGAAGGGTACGCCGTCGGCGACGATCTGCATAGGTGTGTGCTCGTAGCTGACGGGGCGAATGTCGGAGCTGACATCATCCACGTTCTTCAAGAAATGACGGTTGCCTTCCAAGGGCAGCTCTACGGGATAGGAGAACATATCAACGTCGTTGAACAAGGGATTGCTCAACTCGATGCTGATGGATGCGTCTTCCTTCAGGGCGAGGGGCTTGCCGTCGGCAAGAATGGTTAGTTTGCTGTTCATGTTGATTTTTTTAATAAGCCTTACTGAGCCTTGCTGGGCTTTAAGTGTTATACTATTATTTTGGCGTTGCCGTAGAGTGTGATGTTTCGTTCTGATGCGGCATATACCTTTGTGTCACCGTAGGCTTCGAGCTTGCGGTAGGAGCGAGCTCTAACTGTGCCTCCGTGTGCCTCGCACGTCACGCTGCCATTGAGCACGGCATCGGCGGTGGTCCATAGTCGGGCAGCTGTGTAGGCTGCAACCCAACCTTTGCTCACATGGCCATAGGCATGGTCGTGGATTTCGATTAGGGCTTGGTCGCAACGGTCGCTATACAACTGACTGTGATCCCATGCACGGACGTAGGCTTTGCCCAAGATGTAGCAGCGGGCATAGTCGTTGATGTCAACGATAGTGTCATAGTCAGTAACGAGGACAAACACAAACTCTGGTGCTGTCTTCGGACATTCGTTGACGTAGATGCCGGCGGCGTTCATTTCTTCCTTCAATGAAGGATAGATGGCAGGAAGCTGCTCGTTGATGATGTCGGCATACTTGCTCTCTACGAGGTCTTCCCAGTTATTACGCCACACAGCCATGAGCTGACTGATATTTTCGGTGGCGAGCATGGCACGATAGCCCTCGGCGCAAGCGTGGCGGTCGTGGCAGGCATGGGTGCAAATAGTCTTTAATATCTCGAATGGTGTCATTTCATTTCTTCTTTTACTTTCTCAAGAATAGCCTCGTAGCCTTTCAGTTCGTCTTCGGTCACAATGTCGGCGTAGTCTTTGCGGAGTTGGGCGATGCGGTCGGCAAGGCCTTTTGCACGGGTTTGGGTCGAAGGCTTGTCCTTTCGCAAAATGTACTTGATGAGAGCGTCGGCTTCGGCTTTGTGCTTGGCTGCTGCGTCACGAGCGGCTTTCACCTCGGGGCGGTCGTTGGCTATCTTGTCGGCTACCGACTGGGCGAAGAGAGGGTCACGGGCGAGTGCCTTGTCATAAAAAGGACGGAACTGGGCGCGTAAGTTCTGCGGTGGGACGTTGCACGCCTGCTCTATTCGGGCGATGTATTCGGGGTCGCCGGTGCGTGGGGATAGGCGAAGGTATGCCTCGCCAATCTCACGGTCTACGTTGATGTAGATACGAGGGAGGATGTCGCTTTCTATCTTTACGGCACGGGTGGCGAGAAGGGCAATCTCTTCTTCCGTGTAGATAGGTCTGCCAGCCTTCTCATTGGCTTCGACCATGGTCTTGGCTTGCTCAGACTTTGCTGCCATCTCGTTGCGCAAGGAGCGCACGGTGTTGACTTGCTCTTGCAGTCTGACGGAGAGGAACGGTCGGAGCTGCATGAGGTTGGGCATGGTGGACGCTATGGTCTCGCCGTTGGGGTTGGCCACGATGCCGCCGTAGGTGAGAGGCTGCAAGGTGAGGTCGGGTTGCAGGTCGGGGAAGAGCGAGCGACGCGCTTCCTCAAGAGCCTTCTCCTTCTGCTGCTCGGCATAGAGAGCCTGTTCCTCCTTGGTGGGGCGACCGACGTGACGCTTTATCTCTGTGCAAGAGGTCTGCATGGTTTGCAGATAGGTGAGGAGCTGGCGCACACGACGATGATAGTCGCGGAAACGTCGGCTCTCCTTTACGAACGACATTGCCCGTGGGTTCTGCTCAAGAAGAGTAAGACCACGCTCGAAGGCTTCACGCTGATCGGAGGTGAGCATACGGGCGGTAAGGGCAGGGGTTAGAATGCGGATTATTTCTTCCATAATGTTGCTTTTATAATGGGCCTTACTGAGCCTTACTGGGCCTTTATAAGCCTTGGAAATACTAATACAGCAGTGGCGACACGAATATCTTGCTGTCTGGCAGGTTGTTCTCGTAGCCTTTGCTTGTTGAGTCGGTGGTGTTGGTTGAGGGATTGTCGGGGGTAGTGTTGGCAGCGTCCGCTGCCTTGCGCATTTCCATGAGCCGGAGCACCGAGGAGCGTAAGGCGATGGCTTCGTTGTGGGCAGCGGCTCGGCGTGCCTTGTCAATAGTGAGAATTGTTGTGCGCTCTTCGAGGTGGGCCACCATCAGGCGACGTACCTTGCGAAGGAGAGGCTTGTCGTTGGGATTGTCGGTGTGGAGCAGACGCTGCACCGTGTCTTCGCCAATAGCCTCACTGATGTATTCGTCTTGAATGAAGTGAAGGTCGGGCAGAAGACGGATGAACTTCTCACGACTCTCGTAGATGTCGAGGTATTGCTGAAGGTCGGCACATGTAGCAATGAGGAGGTCGTGGTGGGCGTAGTAGTACTGACTCTCCTGCCACAATAGGCTTATCTCCTCAATGGCCTTATGCTGCTCGTCCTTTGGCTCGGTGGTCGGTGGGTCGGTGGAGTCGGCTTCGGCAATGGCTGCGGGTGTAGCCATTTTGCGTGCCCAACCTTCGAGCATTACGAGCATCTGATTGAGCGAAACCATTGCCTCGCGCTTATAGCCCTGCACACCCTTGTCAAGCAGGTCTTTGGATGCCGTGCCGTAGTCGTCACTTGAAGCCACGTTGATGCCAGTGCCGTTGATAGAGAGAGCCTGTGTGTAGGCGAAGCGCGACATGGCATCGTATGTTACCATGCGCTGTGCCATAAGCAGGAGTTGCATCCAGGGCTGCTGAGTGTGCTCGCCGTTGCTGACTGCCATATAGAAGTCGTCGGGCGAAACGGTCTGATAATACTCGCATAATCGGTGGTAGAGCGAGTCACCCAACTTGTCGCGCAGAAAATCTTTCTCGCTGTTGTCGAGTATGCCTTGAAGAGAACTTATCTCGTCGATGGCGTTGCTGGGAATGTGGAGCCGTAGTTCCTTGATAGTTGATAGTATCATGCGAATTTTGATTTTTGAATTTTGAATTATCGGCAAGCCGATTAGGATTTATCCATTTTTGAGTTGTCAGAACAGCGTGAGTTGCGCTTGCTCCAACTTGATGCGCTTGCAAGCCTTGTCGTAATACTCCTTGTTGAGCTCAAAGCCGATGAAGTTGCGCTTCTCTTTTATACAAGCAATGGCGGTGGTGCCGCTGCCCATACAGTTGTCTAATATGGTGTCGCCCTCGTTGGAGTAAGTGCGGATGAGATACTGAATGAGAGCGACAGGCTTTTGGGTAGGGTGGAAGTGGTTCTCTTGGCTCTGATGAGCATTAGAATATTCCAAAACGGTCTTTGGATAGAATAAACCTCCATTTCCTTCATGTATATATCCTTCTTTTTCCTGGTAGCCATTGTGAACTCCATTTTTTCTGCTTTCATTCAAGTGTTGAACTATCTTGCCAGAAAATTGTCCGTCCGTTCTCATTTGAGGGTTATAAGTTGGTAAAGAACGATAGAACACGCAAATATCTTCAGTCCAATTCATAAACTGTTTCTTTGCGTTCATCACATTGGTTGGCCTTGTTTTCAACCATGTAAGTTTCTGACGATATAATTTAATGTTTGACAAAATCAGTTTACTCGTAAAAGGTTCTCCGGAAAACAACACTATAGCCGCATTTTCTTTTGCTACTCGTAGATATTGTTCCCATAAGGGTTCAAACGGAATAATGGAATCCCATTTGCATACTGTCGTGCCATACGGCAAATCGCACACAATGCAATCCACGCTCCCGTCCGGAATCCTTTTCATTCCTTCGAGGCAGTCTTCATTATATATTTTATTCAGTTCTATCATTGTCTATAAATCCTTGTTATTGTTTATTGTCAGAACAGCGTGAGCTGTGCTTGCTCCAACTTGATGCGCTTGCAAGCCTTGTCGTAATACTCCTTGTTGAGCTCAAAGCCGATGAAGTTGCGCTTCTCGCGGATGGCTGCAATGGCGGTGGTGCCGCTGCCCATACAGTTGTCTAATATAGTGTCGCCCTCGTTGGAATAGGTACGAATGAGGTACTGAATAAGATCGACTGGCTTTTGGGTAGGGTGGAAAGAGTCATGGACGTTTCGCTGGAATACAACTATATCAGTCGGGTATTTCTCATCGGTAATAATATCGTCCGCTTTCCCAAAGTTTCCGTAGCATCGGTTTGTTTGGTCGTTTATCTGCTTACCTCTACTATGGTTGCGTTCATGTGGCAGGCATTTACGCATTTGCGGATGATAGGTAGGCTGTTTATCATAGAAAACAGAGATTGTTTCCGTCCGTTTCAGAGGAATCTTTTTGGCATTCAGAAAACCAGTTGTGCGGCACTTATCCCAAAAGATATTATATCTCCACATCTTTTCATTGCTCATCATAAGTTTTGCAGTAAACATACCTTGGCCAAAAAGGATGATAGCTGCATTAGGTTTTGTGATGCGCAAATATTCGTTCCACATAGGATCGAAAGGAATGGCGTTATCTCATCCACCTCCTTCACTCTGTTTGTTCAGAACTTCATACGGCAAATCGCACACGATGCAATCCACGCTCCCGTCCGGAATCCTTTTCATTCCTTCGAGGCAGTCTTCATTATATATCTTATTCAGTTCTATCATGCTCTATATCATTTGTTCGTTACTATTCCTGCATCGTCACCCCCGTTTTCGAGTTATCCAGTGTGGTGAGCACTTCGCGGTCAATCTGCCACACCAGGTGCGGGTCCCAATCATTGAATTTGCTTATCACCTCCAACGGACGGAGCATGAGCTGCTGCAATGGGGCAAACTGGATTTGCTTTACGAGGAAACGCTCGCGGAGGTCGGTGCCACCCGATGATGTAGCGTCGCCTGGGGTGTTGCCGATGAGCTTCGAGTCCAAACCCATGGCAAAGAAGATGATAGATGATATTTCCTGAAGCTCGGTCTTCTCGGCTTGCGCTTGCGAGTTGGCTTTGCTCTCAATCTCCACAATCTCCCAAGCCTTGTGCTCCTTGCCGTCCAAGCCAGTGAACACGGCAGAGATAAGAGCCTGACCTGCGTTGTCGGGATTAGACAGCCAACGATTGATGTCAGTGAACACCTCCTGCTGTATCTGTGCCATCGTCTTGATCTTGTTCTCGCCCTGCTGAGTGTAGAGCTGCTTGAGGTATTCCTGATGGATGTAAATAACGCGACCGATAATATTGCTGTTGCGCTTACGAGTGAGACGATCGTCAACAATGGTGAAGGCATACTCAAAGATGCTTCCGGCAAAGATACTGTGCCAAAGGGCATCGGCATAGTAGGGACCTCCGAAGTCGCGCGGCGACATGATGAAGCGTGTGGGGCGGTTCTTGCGGCTCACACGTTGCTGACGTGCCTCGCGCACATGGCGTTTGAGGTCTGAGACGGCTGTGTCGGCTGCGAGATAAGGCACGGCAGCAATGCGACGGTCGGCTTCGGTGAGCGTCTGGGTGGAGTCGAGCCACTGGTTAGAGAGGTAGGCATAGTTGATGCGATACTGACTGTCCATGCGTTCCAGTCGGGTGGTGAACACCGAGCGAGGTTTTATGCCGACAATCTTCGGGTTCCACTGTGATGTGGGCACGGGTCGGCCGTTCTCGTCCAACTGACGTTGGTTGAGCTGCAGCTCGCAGAAGCATTGCGACATGAGCGACATATCGCCTGCCATCTCAAGATAGGTGCGCATGAGGCCGTTGTTCTCGATAAACTCTTGCAGCTCCTCATTGGTGCGTTCCCATTCTGCCAGTGCTGCCTTGAGTGACTTCATCTCTTCGCTGTCTTCACTCTCAGAATTGGTCTCCGATTTTAAGAATTGATTATCCAATTGTGAGAGTTGGTCTTCCTTAGCCTTGAGGTCGGCTATCTGTCCGCGGAGCAGAGTGCCAGCCGAGGGGAAGGGGATAGACTTCTCGGTGATGTTGCCACCAACGTACTGCGTATAGTGATACTTGGCACATGGTCCGCGACCAACGAGAATCTTCTTCACGAAATCCACTCCCGCTGCCGGAAAGGGCGACATTTTGGAAAGCAGATACACGAGGTTGGGCAGTCGGTTGCCCACGCCCCACTCCATAAATCCCAGTCCAGGCGTACCCACACCTTCGGGCTTGGCTTTGTTCTCGCCGCCCGACGAACCGAATACGGCGGAGATCTCCCGTCTTGCCGCATTGCCTTCCGCTCCGGTCATGGTGGCCGAAGCCGTGAGTTTCTGGTGAACGTACTCGCCCCACGAAAACACGTTGCCTCCCTGCTTGGGCGCACAGAACGCGCCAGGCAGAACGGCCTCGTAGCCTTGCGACTGGAGCTCCTCACTACGCTGTTGGAGCTCGCTGATATTGCTAACTGTTGTCATTGTGATGAATGTGTGTGTTGTTAAATGTTATAGCGCAAATATAAGGAAAGACGGGGAGAAGGAGCGGACATGGTTAGAGGAGGGGATAAACAAAAAGCCCTGCTTTCCTCACGGACAACAGGACCATGCCTAAGTTAAAATTAAGAATGAAACATCCAGTCAAAGTATGATGTTAGTCGTGTCCGCCTACATGTCGTAGTCGCACATTTCGTTTGCCGAGCACAACTCATAGTTCGTCACGTTCTCAATCACCATATCTTCGCCATTGAACTGCTTGATGATAATCTTGCGATGCAGAGCGTCTGGGTGTACACTGCGGATATTGTTGTTGGAAATCAATATCGGGTGGTTGGCTTCTTTGGTATATACCATAAGATACCACGGACCAGGCTTGTACTGATCCATCACCAATGCAATCTTGGAGTTAAGAAACGAGGAAACCTTGTCGATAGCTTTCTCTATTAACTTCTCCTTGTGCTTCCGTCCGAACTTGTCGAGCCAAGAGGAGATTAAGGAAAGCACGAAGATAACCAAGAGGATTATTAACGCTGAAATAATTGATACCATAATCGTTGTTGTTTTAATTGTTTATCGTTTGATGTTCCACATGTGCTCAGCTGGACCTACGAGCACATCTATGTTTGCGCCCTGCTTCTGAGCCACCGTCTCCACCCATTTAAGCTGAATAAACTGCTGTGGGTTAAGATTCATCTCGCTCATATACGCCTTATCTGCCACAGCCTTTTGACGCTCAGCCTTCTCGCGAGCCACCTGAACCTCGTATTCACGTTCCTGCGTCTGCTTGGCCTGTACCATTTTAGCCGTGCGGTTCATTTCGGCAAGCTGTTCCTTGTTGGGTGTTGCCTTACCGATAATAACATCCTTGATGATAACGGGTATCGGCTTGTGCTTGGAGAGGGCTGCAACGTAATCCTGCATCTGCTTCAAAATCTTCTTGTCGATAGTGCTCAATACCTGACGGTTAGACATCAAATCGAATGGACTATACTGTGAGATATGGTCTCTGACAAGATTGCAGAAATAGTTGTATAGATTAGTATTAAACCAATCACGTCCATAGTTCTGCAACAGTATGGGCGAACGGCCCTGCTCCACCTGCGTGACTATGACAGAATGGAAGTCGAGCGGAGTGTTGTCGTCGGAGAAGATGTCGTCAAGAAGCACCTCGTGGCGTACCGGAACAATCTTGAATGTCTCGGCACGAGTACTCAGTGCACACCATGTCAGACCACTCTGAACTGGAGTGCCGTCAACACCACCATGTCAGAATATCCATGGTTTCTTTACCAACACGGTTTCCTCGTCGGCATCGGGCGACACAAAACGACACGAGGATAACATCACTACTGCGACAAGCGCAAAAAGAATTGAAAATAATTTTCTCATAATTGTTTCTTTGTCTATAAATCCGTTAATTAATATAAGATATGCAGTGGTTATAGCGTTTTCCTTCGTCTCGCTCGTCTGCATCAGAGCCCGTTAATTACGTTTTACGGAGTGGTTACATGCGACACACTGAGTACGGTCCCTTGGCCTTCGGGATAAGTTTCTTTTTTGTCATCAGATTTTACGGATTTCACGGATTTTGGTTTATTTCATTTGATGATAAAAGAAAAATCCATTCAATCCGATGTGAAAAACCTTTTCTCGGAAGAACTCAATTCTTTCCAGTTTTGTAAGAATTGGAAAGAACTGGAATGGTAATACACTCGCCGATGTTATGCCTCAAACTCCGAAGGCAGCTTCTGATCGCCACCCTAAGAAGAGTCCATGTCTGCTTTTCCGTTGGACTTGACGGTGGTGCGATAGCCCTGCTTCTTGGTAGAAGGATAGTAGGCTTTCGTCTTACTCAATTCCAATGACATTGCCATAAAAAATGAAGTATTAAATTAAACATTGCATATACCCGAACTAAATGGAATTATCTATTTTATTTCTTCGTATGCTTGTGCAAATCTACTAAGAATTGTTTTGGTGGTGTGGACATGCTTTACAGCTCCACCAACACCTTTATCTCTATGCCCCCTCCTTGTGTATGCAGCGTGGGCGAGATTCCTTTAGCGGAATACACTCGGCGGTTCTGCTCAAACATTCGGTCGTAGAGTGGTGACTGCATCATACCGACTACGAGGGTGCGTGTGGAGCTATTCAGCATTTGGCATATTTTCGTGTGCGTCATGTTCCTTTTTGTTGTCGTAGAGATAAGCACATAACACGCATTTCTTGCCGAACACATCCGCTTTCATCAAATGATGACAGGCGCAACACTCGCCATCACCAACCTCTCGCTTGGTCTTTTGGCGAATTTTATAGTTGTACGGACATTCCTGTCCCATTTCAACGAACTCGGCTTGATTAAAGCGGTTTATAAGCTCCTCTTGCTCGTCTCTTTGCTTTCGCAAAACCTTATAGGTGCTTTCGAGCGCATTGGATTTTCCGTTCAGTTCATCATACATCAGCTCCAAGTTTTTATACTCGTTCGTAAGAGTCTTGTTATCTTTTTCCAGTTTGTCGCAATGGTCGCGCATCTGCATCATTTCGCCAAGCGTCTGCTTTGTCGGATCTTCGTCCTTGCGCTTCTCCCGTCCGTCCAACTGGCGAACAACTTCGTTGTAGTCGTCCATGAACTGATGCACGCGCTCTGTCATCATCATATTCTCTGCCTTCAGGTCGGCAATAATACAGGCAAGTGCCACCATGCGTTTGTTTGTTTCTTTTTCCATAGTCTCTATGTTTTATGGGGTTCTGTTTAATTATACAACATGCTCATTAATGCCGCAGCCCTTCGCTTGTCGGTAAATCCTTTGATGTTTACCCATTTGTCGAAGATGCAGTCTCCGACTCTTTTCTGAACCATCCAGACGGTCACGGGTATGCAACCGTCGTAGGCTTCCATTGGAACAATTCTTAGTGTCATATCTTGTTGTTTTTAATCAAATTTATATACTATATGCGGTGTAGTGTTGCCCAGCCCGTCGCGAGGGTCAGCAAAGCCGCCTGGTGGCGATGCAGTCACGGCATTGGCTATTCGCTTGCGCGGTCGGCTCTTTACGAGACCCTTGCCGTCCTTGCCGCTGCGTACCCATCCGATGTAATACTTGTCAGTCATATTCATACTCTTATAGTGGAATGAGGACGTTTGCCACATTTCCCGATATTATCGTATAGGCAACCCCCCACACATTGTTTATCATCAACTCGCTTACCCCTCGCTTGTCGGGAGTGTCTTGGTAAAAGCGGATAGAGTCGTCGTCACGCCATACCATACGAATTTTACTTTTTCTGTTATTCATATTCTATCAATACAATGGTGTGCTGTCCGTGCTCGTCGTAGAGTCCTGCCCATCCGTCGTAGCATGCGGACAGTGCGGTGGAGTACCCCCGACGTGGGCAGAGCTGCGATGTGCGTTACACAAAAGGAATTTGGTTAATCATACGTTATCAATACCATATTGTCTTTGCTTACTGAGGTGAGGGTGTTGCTTGTACCTCCAACGTTTATCTCCATTCGCTGAATGTTGGAGTAACCATAACCATTCAACGGGCGACCTCGGAAGACTGCTATTCTTATTCGTAGCATATTGCAATCAGATTGTCTGTAGTGAGAAACGTACCTATACATTGCATCAGACATCCTTGACGCAGATGCCATTCCTTATCACGAAAGTCGTTAGTGCCTATTAAGCGACGCACGGCTTTCGCGTGTTCGGTTCTGGTTTCGTGTATCAGATGAATGTTAAGCATAATAGGTTGTCTTTTGTTACTGTTGTTATCCGAATTGCACCACGGCCACGGACTGGGGCGGTGATACTTATCGCCGTATTTACACCCTCCCCGGTCGCCATGCTCACGGCGGAAGGCTTTTGCTTCCTCTGTGCGGTAGTGGACGAGGACGGAAAGGTCAATCATACTCTATCAATATTTTCGGTTTATCCACGTCGTGCCCCTTACCTCCCCCAGCAATACACAGGGCTATGCCGTGTGGTGACACAATGATGCCGTTCTGCGAGGGGCTGTAGGAGCCAAGGACGATAGGGCAAGGGGTTTTCATAATTCTACTGCTACAAAGAATACGTCGCTACAATCGGTGCGCGACATTATAGTTATTGCTATTCCGTGAAAAGCCCGTTGAAACGTTCTGCACTGAACATCGAGGCTGGCAGGTCTGCAATCCCCCACCTATCATATCAGCTATGATGCGAATTACACGGTCGGGTGGTTTGTCAGTTCGCATCCTTCTTTCTCTCCATATTTTCCTTAAATAACCGTTGAAACTCATCGCATAACGCAGCCACTCCCTTATCCGTGAACACGGAATAAGATAGCTCCATTTTCTGCTTTGCCGAATAAAGGGCGAGATGAAGACTTATAGGTTTCATTTTCCAACCATCAGTTGCTTGCATCCACAACGTAAGCCATGTTTTCAAGAACATTGCAGCCTCGTGTGTTGGTGGCAAATCAAACTGAAGGAATAGGGCATTGTCCGAATCGTTTGTCTTGAGGAACTTGCTCACGGCATCGTCTTTTAGGAAATAGCGGTCGGCCACTTCCTCTTCGAGCACGTCTTCAAGTCGAGTTTTCAGCTCGAATGGTTCGGGGAACTGATAGTCGAAGGCTACGTCTTTGCGCATGGAAATGCAGAACACACGATCGCGGTTTTGTGGCACACCATAGTTCTTTGCGTTGAGTCGCGCCCAACGGCTCACATAGCCGAGCGACGAAAGTTTGTCGAGCCACTTCTGAAAGTCGGGCATGAACTTCTGACTTACCAGTGCCGCCACGTTCTCCTGCAAGAGATACTTCGGGCGAAGCGCCTCCACGGCATCCGCCACTCGCCAAAGCAGTGCGCTTCGGGTGTCGCTGCCCTCCTGCAAGCCCATCTGCTTGCCAGCCTGACTGATGTCCTGACAGGGCGAGGAATAGGTGAAGAGGTCCACTTCGCGACCTTCGAGTGAGCGTTTTACTTCGTGCCAGTCAATCTTGGTGATGTCGCCCAAGGCGCAGTCGGCAAACTGAGGAAAGACGAGGTTGTGCATCTGACAGGCGTATTTGTCGATGTCGCTCCATCCTACGCACGTCCAACGAAAATCGGGGTGCCAAGAATTTAGTAAGTCGGCTGCCATGAGCTGCGAGTCGTAGCCGGAGAACGTGGTAAGGAAAATCTTTTCCTTACCAGAGTTAGCTAAGTTCTTCGGCATGTCGGGCAGATAGTCGCCGGTGTCGGTGAAGAGCGAGAGTTGCCTGAATTTGCGCTGATTCGGCTTCGGATAGAACAACTGCTCGTAGATATGGGCCAACACATCCACCACGATGCTGTTTCCGGCTTGTTTGTACTGCTGTGACGCTGATATAGCCATGTCTTCGGGGTTGCCCTTGCCCTTCCAATCGAGCACTCGCTCGGCTGCCTGGGCATTGCTGCTCTGCATCGTACTGATTACATTGTCGCGAACGCCCATCAGACGAAAACACTCCTTGGGTGTGAGCTTGCGGATGGCATAGCTCTTGATGGCGCGGTCGGTGAAATTGAGTTTTGTGATCATATTGTTGTTATTTGTATTCAATCATTACGCCTGTCCTCGGAAAGTGGGCGAGTAACATCTAATGCTCAATGCAAAGTTGCTCGTATCTTGTATTCAGTGCTACTGCTACTCCTATACAGACATTTAAGGGTTGTATGTTAGTCATATTCTTCAATCAAAAGAACAAGTCGGTTCCAAGTTGCCAATATAACAATAACGCTGTACTTCGTATTCGCTGATAAACATTCGCCAATTCTGTTCGTTATGATCATAATGTTCATGCACGAAGAATGTACCACCGAGGCGCCAACAGAGAAGCGATCCTATGCAATGTGGTTTCTCTCTGGCAGGATGCCACAGTTGAACAATGTTGCGATATTCGGATGTATTGTCCATGTCGGAATCGGACAAGGACGCATTTTTGACGCTTATACCATTTGCTTCGGTCTCAAACAAAACTTCATCTTCTGTTGTCAGACTTTCTATCAACTCAGAAGCCTTCGGTGACATGAATATCACGTTAGGCAAGCAATCGTTTTTCCTCATAATCTTATTGTTTATAATACTTAACTCCTTTCGTAAAATCTCAAGAAATTCTCGATCCTTTCCTCTATATTTTGCAGCCTTAGAGCGACTGAATCCTTTGTGCCAATGTTTGAAGTCTTCCCAAACACTGTTTCCGTTTGTCACATTTTCTTTTTATCCATGATTATATTGTTGTTTTGTATAAGGGGTTGATGTTATTTGTATTCTATTAAAATTCCTGGAGCATGATTATCAGTCCTGATACATCGGCTTAATCCTCCCAACGGTGGCCTTTGGAAATCGGGCGACGCATTCCAGTAGATTCCTGCTACGGAAGGGACGTGGAAGTCTATCTTTATTTCATTCATATTCTTCAATCAGAAATACATTTTGCGGCCACGAATTGATTGTTACGGTCGGGCAAACGTCTGTGCCTAATTTGCCTCCATCGTTATTGCCACGAGGATATTGATAAAAGTCAATATTAGTCATATCAATCCTTCTCAATCTCCAATTCCCAAATATTTTCGTAGTGAGAAGAAAAGACGTTATAAGGACACTTGCAACGATCGATGGCTACCTGCATTTTATCCAACATGTCTCTTGTATAGAAACATCTCCTCATAAGGTAAGCCAAAGCCTTGAATTGGTCTTCGGTAAGAAATACGTTTTGCTCTCCACAGGTGATGCCTACGTTGTCGGTAATGGTAGAGTAGAAGAGTTCTACGTCTTCATCTTTTTCCTTTTCGTCGTTAAATACGGTTATCTTCGTTGTATTGTAACTCATAATTCATTTCTCCTTTAATTTATAATTCAACAAACACGCAAATTCCGCCACTTGCAGCGGTCAGTGCGTTTACGAGCTTACCCCCCCGACTGTGCGACTGCGCCTCAAAGCCGAGGACGGATAACTTAGGTCGGCAGCTCCCGGGCAGGGACAGTCGGTATAGCCCAGCTCGGTGGCTTGGCGTATGCGAAGGAACGTCTCGCCCTCTCGGTCCACCAACTGAAGGAACGGTCGGTCGGTGGTAGAGTAGATGCGGTAGAGCGAGCCGTCGGGATAGCGGCCATACAACTTGCCATCCTTGCTGATAGTGCCGCGCTTGTAGTGAGGGTCAGTCATATTCAATAATTAATCTCCATCCGTGACGAGGCGCAGGATTACCCCATTGTTGAGTTATGGTTCCGATACAGGTTCCGCTCCAATGGATGCGCTGATGAAAATCGTCGAATGGATGCTTCTTAGTCATATTCAATCATTATGCAATGTGGGCATTTGTAGTCAGTGGCTCGAAGGGCTGGCGAGAAGTTACCCCCCCATCCTCGCCATTCGAGCCGATGGCTAACCGGATGTACCGAAATCTTAATGTTGGTCATTGTTTTCTATTACTTCCTGCCATGTGTTACCGTGACCGATTCCACACTTTGCTGCCACCGCACAAAAACTCTTGTCGTGGCGACCATTAAGGCAAGTCCATAAATCGGCGCAGGTGTCACAACCGAAATCCATCCAATCGGGATGATACCACACCTTATCGCCAACCTCACGGATATAACCTCTCTTATAATCTACCACCAAGGTTCTACCTCCGGTGGAAAAAGGTTTGTATTTGTTCAAGACGACCTTATACCGATTGTTTTTCTTCCTAACAACACGATATTTATTAGGTAGCGACCATCCAGGGTCAAAAACTTCAGGAGGCACACAACGCTTTTTCGGAAAGTGGAACACCTTCGGATTGCAAAAGTTGGAAAGCACTTTACGGTCAGTAGAAACAATATCTTCCCAGTTATTACAACAACGAAGTACGTCAACCCTCCATCCTATACGACGCTCTACCATATCTAACAGCGAGGGATAGTTGTGGGGTTTCTTCCAAACACCTCTAAAGTAAAGGTTGTATCTGTCAAACAGTACCTTGTTTTTTGCTTTCATAGAACTATACTTTAATTTCCAGACTAAATTTCACTATTTTAAGGACGAGCTGTAGTTCGTGAACGTACTTTATATGATATAAGAGTGCATAGCCTGTCACGTTGTAATACTTTATGAATATTGCCCAAGCGTATTTTTTTCGTTCTACAGCCAAATATCTGGCAAGGAAACTGCCTGCTCTTGCTTTAATTGGTCTTGTGAAGTACTTGCCCTCGACCTCTTCCTTAAAGTCATTATTGCGAAGGATTTCTGGCGTGACGGGCACACCATCGATGTTGCAGCACCATGTCCCCCAGGGACCGTCATCTTCGTCGTTGACAGCCTTCAAACTGACGACTCCCTTCTTGTCATTACGCTGTCGGTCGGGATGGATTTCGGTAACGATGCACAAGGTGTCTTTCGGAAACATGCAGTCTTTGTTTGTCTGCACAATGTCGCCTATTCTAAGGTCTTCTGCATTAATCATTGTCGGCCTCCTTTCCTTCTTCAGTCTTAAAGTATTCGCCGTATTGTTGCCACTTCTCTTCGTGGATATTGCCGACAACCTCAAACTGCTTCATTTCCTCTCGCGAGACATCATTGCAGATGCCATCCGAAATACCACCTACATTAGACTCGGGATTCTTTGCCGTCACAGTAGCGAAAGACGCTCCATCCTCACAATAAAACACTACGGCAAAATAGCTGTCGCGCTCGTCGTCTTCAAGGCAGCTGTACGGATAATTGTCCGAGCGCAACACGTCACCCTCGTAAATCTCCTTGCCATTCTTGTCGGTTAATCCCGTGAACTGGCAGATCGAAGAGGGATGAACCTGATGATATTTCAAGTTATCAATTTCGTCTTGATTGACGATATAGTCGTAGTTCTCTACATGGGTCACATGACCGTCTATGCAAGAACGCCAATGCTGAACCTTGCGCACCAATGCACCGTGTACCCAACTACCATCTTCAAACCAGATGCCCTTAAACTTAATCGTTCGCATAATTCTCTATAAATCCGTTATGTTGTTAATAATCTCTTTCCCTTATGAATTTTTCAAGTCGTAATATGCTTGTAACCACTCATCATATTCTTTGTCATAATAGGTATAAACCTTTCTGCCTTTATCGCACAAAGGCTCGGCTATAGGCATAATCGCATGAATTTCCCTGCGCCATGTGATATTACGCTCGTAACCGAAAATATGCCACGGCCGAAGATTGCCGTATTTCAATAGTAAAACAAGCACACCACTCATTTTAGACAATAACCGATGCACAGAGCGACCGTCTGAATATCCGTTCACAACATAGCCTCCAGCGCAAATCTGCCACGAAGCTCCGTCGAGTTGATGGTGATAGAGGTTGATGTCGTGACGGTTGCAGATGGCAGCAAGTATCTTATTTTTTGAACATGCTTTCATAATCTCTACAAATCCTTTCATGTTGTTAATATTATCGTCATCGAATTTTACGAATTTCACGAATTATCTTCGTCTTCGTTAGTTTTGCGTCATTCGATGACAAACAAGAATCCGTTGAATCCGTTAAATTCGATGTGAGAACCTTTAGTGTTCCTCCTTGATGCCGAAAGGAGTGCCATCGGCGAAGGTGTAGTTGCTCAGTGTTTCATCGAAAGACCAAATATGTCTGCCACTTATCGCAATACTCTTCATTTTTTCATCAGCACCTACTACCGTGACCATAGAATAATGGCCTTCTGTCTTGCTCTTAATCCATCCGAACGGTTGGTGCTTCAGCATTTCCTGCCAGCACTCGTCTACATTTTTAAATGGGCGGTACTCGGGTTCGGGCTTGATGCGGTAGTCGTACCAATCAGGTCTAAAATGATGTCCTTCATCCACATCTACCCATTTATCGTTGAAATTAGGCTCTCCTGGATGTTCAATCTTAAAGCTAAGGTCAACTTTGTAATATTGGATAGTTTTGCCATTTACATACGCCTGCATTACATCCACCAACTGCTTTATTTTCTCCTTTTTCATTATTCTCTATATTTTCATTAATACTCACATCATTTTATCTCTTTCTTCGCTTCGCCTTGCGTCGTTCTTGTAGGTTATGCCGCACAAGCGGTGTGATAGTGAACGAATGAGATCCGTCGGGCAAGAGAAAACGGATTATTCTCTTTGTCTTACCTTCAAGAAAATCGTCTATATCTTTTATTACTTCGCAAAGAATCTCATCCTGCGATACCTTATCTCCAGTCTGATGCCCATACAAATAACGAACATATTCCGAATTAACGGTCACGATGTATTGTTTTTCTTTATGTATCTTCATTGCTCTCTATATTTTCGTTATGCTTTACTTTGTTCCGCTTAAATCCTCCAAATTCAACCTTACGGCATTACGGTCAAGTTCTTTCCAATATTTCAACGCATCTTCTATAGTCGAAAAAAGGTCCGAAGGGTCGGTTATTGTGACGTTATTGTTTGTTACTTTTTCGCAGCCGGGACGGTTGCGACGTATTACCTTGATATACATAAGCTAATCTATTAGTTCAAAATCATAAACAAATACATAAGGATTACTTACCCAAGTACCTTTGCCGGAAAGGCGGTCGATAAGGGAAGCGTAGGCTTGCTGCGGAGTGCGGAACGAGGAATTGGCAAGACCGTGATACCAATACGTCGTACCTTCAAGCCCTACGTTGTCGTCACGCCAAATGCCTTCTTTCAGACAGTCTTCTTCGCTGATGTCTTGCAGACGTTCTACGCGGATGTTGGTGATGCAAATATGATGGGGCATAAGGTCTGCCTTGACAAACATCTTGTTGTGCAATCCTTTCTCGAATAGGATGCGCCCCCAAATATTGCAACAAAGACGGAAAAGGTCATCGTCCTTTGCCATATCTTCGTATCTCTGTGCGATGGCTATGGTTTCACCAAGTTTGTAACGTGAAGACGACAATGCGTAATCAAACATCTGCTGAAGCATATCTCCTTGGGCTTCATAGAGTCGTCTATTACATGACCTTTTCCAAGCACTAATGTCCTCATTTGACCACCCTTCGTAGGTCTCCAATCTTTGAAAAAACATTGTCGGATTTAGCATACGCCTGGTCTGGGTCTTTCTGTCTTCGAGTACAGCCTGTGTGAGACCGTACTTGTCATTGAACATAATCTTCTTCATACTCCATATTTCCGTTAATATTTTACTACGTCTTCCTAATCTTTTCCATTTCCTCATTCTCCTTCGAGAGTCGCTCCAGATGCTCCAATACGAGCGAATACGACTGGTTGTTCACCTGATCTTCGGTGAGTGAGGCGTATTTCTGCATGGTGGCGATGGTGGCGGTGTATATCTCAAGTGGGGTGGAGGGTCGCTGTGTGCGGTCGAGCTTCTGCACCTTGAACACATGGGGATAACGCCGTGAGAGGGTGTGCATCATGCCGGTCCACCAGAAGAGGATGGGTTGCCATTGGTGATCGGGGAAGTGGCGGAAGAGTGGGGCTTGGGTGTCGAACTGATGGGTGTCGTAGTGGAAATCATGCACCTTGAGGTTGGTGTTGGTGTCGATGAAGTCGATACGACGGTTGAATATGGTGGCGAGGAACATGGAACGTGCCTGGTCTACGCTGTCGGCTTGCTGTGCCATCTGCTCGGCAGTGAACTTACCCATCTGCTTCATCTTGACAAGGTTGTTGGCGAGCGAGGTGTATTGTCCCATGAAATCGGAGGCAAAACGATACTGCTGCCATGAAAAGCCGTCCATATCTTGCGCCGGACCTTCATAGTCGGTCTTGCGATGTAGCAGACCACGTTTGTTGCGTAGGCGAAGGGTAGGGTAGGGAAAGCGAGAGAGGTGAGCTCCACGCTCGTTGTCGAGCCAGTCGAGCAATCCGGCACCGGAGGCAAGATACTCAGCCGAGTTGCGGTCGTCGGTCTTCGGCTTAGGCGTTAGCCAATAGTTGAACTGCCATAAGTAGATGGGGAAGGTTTCTTCCTCCTGTTGTTTGCGACGGAAGAAACGGTTGCGTCGGCTTGGGGTGGAGAGTCGGCAAGTGTAGTGTTGCTTCTCAAGAGGCTTCGGCTCGTCTATGCCTTCCACTATCTCTATGCCTGCAAGAACAAAGAAGCACGCTATCTTGACGTTGCGCATGTCGAAGGGATGATAACGGTCGGCTCGCTCTATCTGCTCAAGCATTATCCGGGAGATGAGCTCCAACTGCTCGGTGCTGCACTCGTTCCATGATCGGGGCAGTGTTAGGTTGATGTTTCGTTGTGTCATAATTTTCGGGTTTCTTTCATAGGCAAATGTAGGAGTTTTTAATTTGGTGGGGCGGACATGGTGGGGGAGCGTATAAGGAGAAGATACAAATGAAGCCACTCTGCGAATTGTGTAATTAGCGCAAAGTGGCTTTGAATAATACAAATGTAAAAATTCAAAAAATTAGAGGGTGGCGTGTAGGGCATTATAGTCCCACACCTTAGTGCAGTCGTCTTCGCAGGGCTGCCAGTCGTCATCACAAAAGTAGAAAGCGTAGGCGGCTTTGATTATCTCCTCTTCGTTCATGCAAGCGCAGAGGTCGGCGTACATCGAATTGAAGGCGACGTATTTGTCCCATGCGTTGACATTTGAGTGAAACTTCATGCCCTTAGTCAGCTCGTCTACCTTGATACGAGTCCAATGTGCACCTCCGCCGGTTGGCGTACCCTCTTCGTCGTACATGCCGCTATAGACAAGAGCATTAACATCGTGGTTGGCCATCTTCTCAGAATAGTGTCGTCCATAGAGAACGGCGTGCTGACGGCGCAATATGTGCCAATAGAGTTTGGGGTCGGTCTGCTCCAGCGCAAGGAGATCGGTAGAGAGAGTTTCTACTGCTGCCCACATCTTCTTCTCGGTAGCCATACCATTGGCACGAGCCTGTTCAATCATCTGTTTGTAATTCATTTTGTTTGAGTCTTTATATGTTTAACATGTAGGGCAGATGCCCCGAAAATGTGGGATAAGTAATGTTTTTTGCGCAGAGATGTGCAACGTTGGAAAGAAAGTTTGCGCTTGGGGCTTGCTTTCTGCCTTTACCTTAGTGGTCGAGGCGGTCGGTGGTGTGTCTTTCTTTTTCATAGAGTTTCGTAAATTTTCGTTGAAGAATAAGCAGCAACAACACAAACCAGTTTGACAGATATGCCACCACAATAGCCGACAGCGCCGATGCGTAGACATCGTGGCCGAGGTAGAGCAACGCCGACATTGTAACCCAAAAGGTGAAACACTGAGGGCATGATGCCACCTTGTCAACAACACGGGCAATGGCTTCGGCCAGTCCGAGGTGTTGGGCAAGCGTGGCAGCTATCATGGTGGCTATAGCTATCAGAACTATCATGGCTTTATGTAGTTGCAAGGGTGAGCGTTACGGGGCAGTCGGAAACAAAAGTCTTGGAACAGTTGCAGCAAGATATGCGTGCTATGCCGTTCTGTACGGTACCTACTGTTATTGTTGCCGAGTTGATGGCTGTGGCGCTGAACACAGGTATGGTGAAGTCTTGCGACACCACTTGTGAGCGTGTGCAGCACGAGCCGCAGTTGCATGGGATGTAGCTTATTACACCCTCAACGTGAATGACGATGATATACTGCGATGTGCCTACGTTGGCAATGCTCTTGACGGAGAACTTCGGAGCGAACACGGGTGTCTCATCTACGCAAGCCGGTGTGCAAAGCTGTTGTGTGATATTGACATCATAATATGGTGCAGCGGCGGTTGCACCAGCCGCAAGTGTGGCTATGATGATAGCCGGAATGGTACGTTTGTTCATAATCGTTTATGTTTTATTATAGCGACGATGCTTGCCGCCGCTTGGTTTGTTACTCTGTTTAATGTTTTACCTGATAGCCTTGCGTCTGCCCTACGGGTAGGTTCTTGTCAAGAAGATCGGCAAGCTCGGTGAGGTCTTCGTCTTCAAACGTCACCATACCCTCGAGCACAGACAGCGGTCCGTTACCTCGCATCTTCTCCACTATGTCATGTGCCATCTGCGGTATGCTCTCTTCGGGTATCTGACCGAAATATCGGGCAAGCATAGGTGCGACGAGCGAGTTGATGATTGGCTGGATGAGTGGCTCGATGTCCTTCTGTAGGGCATAACTGCCACTGACAATGCCTAACGAACTGATGGTGGCTTGCAGAGACTGAAGCATGGGTAGGCGCATGAGGTTGCCTGCGGCTATCTGCGAAATGGCGGGTCGTGCCCATTCGGACACGACTGCCGCCAAGATTTGTGAGTTTTTGTATTCCATATATATAGCTGGATTACGTTATTCTCTTACTGATTGCATCCGCAACCGCAACCGGTCTGGCATACGTTGGTTGAAGGGATGAACAACTTGGTTACGCTCGACAACGATGCCACCTGCGACTTGAGCACGTCGATGCTGGCGTTAGCTGCCGCATTGTAAGCCATCTGCTGTGCGTTGACGGCTTGCTGCGCATCCTTGTTTGCATCCACTTTGTCTTCTACACGGCGCAACTTCGTATCGAGATACTGTGTCACTTCCACGAGCTTCTTGTCGGTGTAGTTTTCGCTCTTCTGAATGGCGAGTTCGGTTTTCAGAGTGCTGTTCTCTTGGATGAGGTTAGTCTCACTCTTAGTTACGAAACGCGCATCAGGGTCGGTAGGATTGGCTGTCATGCCGTTGTTTCTTCCGATGCCCAGAAGCGAGGCACTGCCTCCCAATAGGCTCGTTGCCAAGCCTGCGATGCCGAGACCCAAGGCTGTATTGCCAAGTCCCTTGCTGGCAACATCATAGTTGCCGTCATTAGTTTTAATCTGCATAGTGTTTTGTGTTTGGTTGATTTCGTTCATTATTGAACTTGTTGCAAAGGTAGGGGAGAAAGTGGTGTGGGCGAAGTGTTTCTTATTAAGTGTTCTTGCCGTGGAATAACGTATAATTTCGGCTAATACTAAAATAAAAAAGCCTCACGCTGCTAACGTGAGGCTCGGTACAGTATAAGATATTCTAATGACTATCGGGGATGCGGTGTGAACTTCCCTTGCGAATCTTCGGCTACGGAAATGTATGGCACCACTTCGTCGCGGATGATGTCAAGAAATAATTGTGCGGCTCGCTTCTTGGGTACGTCCTGCATCCAGTGGGCGTTGCTCATCAACTGTTGTTCGAGTCCGACAACGGGACGCGCTACAAGGGTAGGGTGGTTGCGCAGGTAGAGCTTAGGCATGAAGGTGACGTACTTGGTTTCTTCCACCGAAGCAAGGGCTTCGTCGGGGTCGCTGATGATACACTTGATGTTGAGTTTGTATAGGTCGCGCTGAATGTTTTTTTGAAAGGTCTCAATCGCACGTTCGCCTACGTCGGGCATAATGATAGGGTGCTTCAGAATGTCTTCATACGACACCTTTGGAAGTGAGGCAAGCGGATGGGTATCGCGCATGATAGCATACACATTAAAGGGTATGCAGGGTGTAGTCTCTATTCCCTCGTGGCTGTAAGCCATATTCATAGTGAAAGCAAGGTCTAACATGTGCGCCCTTAGCGATTGGTTAAGAATATATGCTTTGGTGAACTCGGCATTGATACGCACGTTGGGGTATCTCTCCATAAATATCAATGCTGCCATACGGACATACGGAGCAATAAAAGAACCTACGCCTATGCGCAATTCGCCGGTCATGCAGTTGTTAAGGGCATTGATTTGCTCTTTGCAGTCCTCGGTCTGCTTCAGTATTTCTTTGGCACGAGGCAACAGGGCTTCGCCGCTTTCAGTGAGCATAATGCCGTGCGAAGTGCGGATAAGCAGTTTGCAACCCAACTCGTCCTCCAGGGCGCGAATGTGCTGGCTTACCGCCGACAGGGTGACGCAACAACGTGTGGCAGCCGTACTAAACGACTTTGTTTCGGCGACATAAACAAAGGAGCGTAAATGTCTTAATTCCATAAAACCTATATTTTTAGTTATTCTACGTTTACAACAATGTAATCAAAGAAGCTTTTCTAATTGCAAAATTAAAGACAATTATCTAATTTAGATTATATTTTGTATTAAAAACGCTAATTTTAGTATAAATTTATCAGAATACTAATATATATAATAAAAATCCCTGCATCCATACCTTTTGTATATGAAGGATAGATGCAGGGATTTGTCGTATGACGAAAAAATCTTTCTCGTATGAGCGATTATTTCTTGCTCTTCTTTGCCGTCGTTCCTTCTTCACTTGTGCTGAAGAAAGAAGAGTCGGCATCGTCGAACACTTCCTTAGCGATATTGCTTTCGCTCTGTGCGTCAATATCGCTTACCCTTTTTTTGACGCGAGAAGCGAGTCCCAACCGCCGGTCTCAGGCTCTGTAATCTCGTAACGTCCGTATGTACAGGGTTGCAGAGAGCCGGACAGTTCCACCTGACGGTCGTCGTCGGCCTTCTTGCCCGTGTCGCCCTTAATGCCACCCGAAGCATACTCAAACTTGTGCTGAGGGTCGTACACGATAATACTCTTCTCGCCATCCTGGATAATATAACCAAGGTCAAGGTTGTTCAGGGCGCGAGCCAATTCTGCAGACTCTGCGTTTACGCTCTCAAGCACGTAATCAAGCTGCTGCTTGAAACCTTTTCTGCGACCAAGGCTCTCGAAAGTGTGTCCCTGACTACTTTCTTTGCATTCAAATTTGTAGAGACCCTTGCCAGTGTTGAACGACTCGGCGGTCAGAGCAGGATAAACGTTCTTTTCTGCTTTCAAAGGAGCCTTGAGGTCGCCTTTGTTGAAAGCATACACATTGATGCCAAGGCCGCCAAAGTTCTCTAAGCATTCATTAGCGGCGAGAATATCCTTAATCTCAGGACATGTTGCTGTTACTGCCATATTCTTATGAGTTTTTGTGTTGTTGAATGTATTGTTTAAAAGAAGGGCGGCGGGTAAGCATGTTCCGTCAGGTCAGCCACGACCGTCGCCCGTGAAAATATAGAGTGAAAGAAACTCCGTTAGGTATTAACCGTTCTTCTTGAAGAAAGCTGTCAAGCCCATGTTCATGCCGGTGGCGGTGAGCTGAATCTTCTTCTCGGTCTTGCCGTTGCTCCAACCTGCAAACTTGTAGGTAGTACCATCGACTGCCTCAAGAGAGAGAATCTGATTAGGCGCAGTTTCAAGCGGCTTGGTGTAACCTGTGCCATTTACCTTTACTGTACCGTCTGGTTTCTGACCGTCAGTACCAGCAAGGGTAATCACGAGCATAGTGTTATCGTAGTCGCCGGCTACATACTCAGGAGCAACGAGATTACCGTCGCTGACGCAGAGAGCATATTTCAAGTAGTTGCGTATGCCTGCTCCCTGGATTGACTGAATCTGGAAAGATAAGTCTCTGTGATCTCGGTCGGAGCCGAGGCGAACACTTACATACTGCTGGTTGCTGAGTGTGTCAACACCATAGACAAAGTTCTTGTCGATGCTTGCATACATACGGTCGCCTGCGCCGAAGTTGGCGATAGGACAGATAGTAACCTTAGAAAGACCCGGCAACTTGAAATTGTCGCCCTGGTTGTACTCTACACGGAAGTTGCCGTGGAACTTGTTAGCATAACCTGCTGCAATGTTCATGGCAGTTGCCTCGTTCATGTAAACCCATGTCGGAACCTTGCGCAGACGCTCGTCCCAATTAGCGTGCCACTCGATGAAGTTGTCATAAGGAGTAGAGTCGTTGTTGTCAGCAGGAGCCGAAATAGCCTTACAAGGAACGAGGTTGCCGTTAGCCTCTGAGATAAGACCGTCCTCGATGTCGTGCTTAATGCAAGTGTGGAAACCGTCGTAGAGAGCCATGGCCTGATCGCGAGCAGGAACTGAGTCACCGCCATTGTCAAGAGTAATGTCGCCGAACCACAAGTTAGCAGCGAGGTTGTCAGCATAGTCCTTGAGGATTGCCTCTACAGCCTGTGAAGAGAGAGGAAACTGACCCTGAGCGTCGGTGCCGAATACTGTCTCACAGAAGTCGTCTATATTGCCAGGAAACTTATCCCAGGAGAGCTTCGAGGTAAGCGTACGCTCTTTCAAAAATCCAGCTTCGCTGTTGATTTCGCGGTGAACGTCCTTACGACGTGTGGTGCCACCCTTGCGAATGAACAAGTGGAAAGTGCGCTTGAACTGAACACCAGTGATGATGTCAATGCCAAGGCGGTCCATCTCTTCGGCATCCGAATAGCCAGGACCCATCACAATTTCCTTAGCAACCTCCTCGGCTACGTGCTGAAGCGCGGCAAGGCCGATAAAATCTTTAGGTAAATTTGCCATAATTGTTGTGTTTTTGTGTCTTTGTTAATGTTTTGTTGTTTGTGTTGGTTGAGAGTTTTTATTTCTCTTCCTCGCCATGCAGGAAGCGCCGGAAAGCAGCCTTTCGCTCAACGTTGGTCTTGTACTTGCTGCCATCGAACGAGCGCAGCTGCGGAGTTTTCACACCCTCGCCATTGTTCTCAGGAGCCTCGCCGCTGTTTAGCTCTTCGCCAGCCTCATTGGTGAGCGCGGCAATCTGAGCCTGCTTGTCGGCAATGGTCTGCTCGGCTGTAGCAAGCGCGTCCTTAGCGGTCTGAAGGTTTGCCTCGGCATCAGTCTTGTCGGCTGTGAGCTGGGCAATCTCTTTGTCCTTTGCCTTGGCGAGAGCTTTCAGCTCGTCGTCCTTTTTGGCAAGAGCATCGGTGTGCTGCGCGTTAAGGTCGCTTAGTTCTGTACTGTGAGCCTCGTTAGCCTGGGCGAGTGCGGTCTCCGCGACTTCCTTTGCTTCGTTGGCTGCGTTTACTTGAGCGGAGATTTCATCAAACTTGCCCTGCAATTCTGCGAGAGCGTTCTCCGCTGTGGTGACTTTCTGCTCTGCGTTAGTCACCTTCTGCTCAGCTTCTTTCATGTGGGCTTCGAGAGAGTCAAGAAGCGAGGCGTTCATATACGCGCCCTCTTCCGTAACGGCAATCTCGCCAGCCTGCAATCCGCAAGCGTTGCAAATAAGAGGATATTTCTCCATATTGATATTAGTATTTGTATTGGTTGCTTCCGGTTCCTCTGACTCCGGATCAATCTCCGGCTCGTTCTGTGGCTCAACTGCCTGCTCACGGTTGATGAGTTCGGCTCTGCCATCATAAAGTTCAAAGGCGTGTTGCACTACTCCCATAAATGACGACTGACCGTCCATCAAAATGCCCTTCACGTCCTCTGCATTGAACACTTTGCCTTTCAGGTGTTCGTCCTTTGCGTTAGGGCAAGCTTTTTTGACATCGGCGCGAAACTCAACGCCAAGATCGGCAAGTTCTTTGATAAGCTCCTTGTCATCATCCTTATTGGCAATGTCGCGATAAGCCTTGTTCTTGTCAAATGACTCGGGGTCATAAAGCTCATGGTAGGTCTCGTCGGTGTACTCGTCTTTCGCTCCATCGGGCAAAGTGTAGAACGCTGCCATTACGCCGATACAACCGACCTGATCTTTGGGGTTCATGTAATAGCGCTCATCGCAAAGAGAAGCGAGATACATTCCTGCCGAGGCACACAAACCATCAACCAAAGCAATCACCTTCTGGCCTTTTGAGTGAGCATAGTCAATGGCAAGAGCATAGTCGTTTTTTGCCCATGCCGAACCGCCGGGAGTATTGATGACGAAAACGTGACCACGACAAAGAGGATGGTCGGCAGCTCGCATCATCATGTCGCGGTGGTCGATAGAGCCATACGAGCAATAGTCACCGTTGCGAGTGATAGGACCGTCAACGGAAAGAACCGAAACGAAGGGGAAGTTCTGTGCGTACTCGTCGTCATCAGGAAGGTCCAAAGTCCAGTTGCCTCTCACCTGCTTGCCATCCTCCGAAATCTGATATTCCTCTGGATAGTAGGTGTTGCCCTCGGCATCCTCTGCGGTGACATATCCACAGCTCTTCTCCGGCTTGCTGAAAGCCGCATGAGTGTTTAGGTTGTGCTCAAGCGACTTGCGAATACCATGCACGAAGTCGGGACTAACCATCCACTTCTTTCCGGTAAGTATTTCAAATAAGCCTTTCATTAGTAAAAATGTGTTTTGTGTTATTATCCTGAAAAATCAATCTTTTTACCGACTGACCATGTTGCGGAGGAAGGGCTCGAACCTTCGACCTCTTGGGTATGAACCAAGTGAGCTACCAACTGCTACCACTCTGCTGTGTTATCCGTATGCAAAATTAAAGGCTGCTTCGGTAATATTTAGGACAAAAAAAACGCCGCTATCCTCGCGGACAACGACGTAATATATAATCTAAGGCATTGAAAAATGGTCTAAAATACTATGCGTCTCGAAGTGTGATAGGTATCGGCTCCGACAGGGCTTGTGTGGTGGCAGTGACGGTTCGCGCCAACTCAGTCTGACTATGGTCTGTGGTGCTACCTATGTCGAATGTATGGGGCAAGGTGTAGCACAACTGCAACGAACCGTCCATCTTGCGCAATACCACGTAATACTCCTTATCACGCATATTTCGGTACGCTTCAGCCACATTTTCGCCTCCATTTGCCACATTTGCACTAATATTATATGTATATATAGTGCCATTGCCCTGTTTGGCGGACGTCATCTTCACTTTAAGATTCTCTACAATAACGTAGTTTTCGCCACTCGTAGCCAAGCGTAAAGTTGGCTCGGCAGGGAAACTACAATTATTAATATATAACACTTGTGCCATACTGAAGGGTATCGGTATAACACACTCTTCCCTTGGGTAAAACATTACATCGGTAATGCCATCAAGGAACAATTCTTTGCATTTATTTGACAATTCCATTTACTTTTTAAAAAGGGTCATTTTTTAACTTAATTTATAAAATCATTTAACAGTTGTTCACATAGAAACGTTATTCCCATTCTATTCTCTCGAACGAGACTGTGCGCTCACTCTCGTCTATGAACTGCATATCAGCACAAGAATAAGCCTTGAAATTCTTGTGCTCCGTAGCAAACCAACGATCAATGACGCGCCTCATATTGTTTTTCTCTTGCTCGGTAGGGTCAATACCGTAACGCATTAGGAAGCGTTCAAGCATAGCTACGTGCTTACGACAGATAATACGATTGTTGGAGATGCAATAGTCAAAAGTAGACATGGCCCACTCTATAAGGCTGCGCTTAAATTCATTGTTAAGCGCAGCTTTGAGTTGCCACACACCTTCCTTAGTGAGATTCCACGTCGATGTAACTTGCTTTACGACATCAACACCCTCTACTTCGTAGGGCAAACGAATACAGATATAGTCCATATCTTCACTTTTATTGTAATCACGATAGCCAAAAATACGTTGCACTTCGTCAAAAGAAAGATAGTTTTGATTATCACGAAGCAATATTGAAGTTCCACCATTGGGATGCCGCCCTGCCATCATGTTACGCCATTGCTGGTGCGAAAAACATTGAGGATCAAGCGAACGAGATTGTTCCGTTGTGTTCGTAATATAATGACGGAGGATAAAATGCTCATGCGTATAGACACTAAACACCAACGGCTCATCCTTGGCAAGCACATGCTTGGGGTCGCGATTACGGAAGAACTGGCAACGACTGGTAGGTAGGCGAAGGTAAATGTTAGACATAACGGTTATTATTTTAGTTTGGGCCGTTTATATTGGCCCATAATTAAATCAGTGGCATTGAAGCTGTAGCGCAATGCAACATCGGTTATGTTGTTAGACTGCATCTTGCCGGTCACTTTTTCTATCTTCTCAATGTCGTTACGACTAAGACGGAGGCAGAGCTGTGCAAAGTCAATATAGCAGCCTCCAGACTCGGTATGAGCGATAACGCTCATGTCGAACTTGTCGTTACGACCAAAGAACTGGTTAAGACCTTCTACAAGGTCGGCTTCAGTGTAAACTTGCGCAACCGGATGCAGTTTACGATACTTGTCGGTATAGGTCTTCAGCCGCTTCTCAAGATAATCATTGATAGAGTCAGAATAGTCGAAGTAGAGCTGCGCTTCGGGCGAATCGGCATCACCACGTCGGGCAGACTTAAAGAATCCGCGTAGTTGAGTAAGCACCTTCAGTACAGCATCAAACTGATTGAACTCTATGCCACCGTTGAATATTTCGCGCATATCGGCTTTAACGTCGGTAACAACACTCTCAAGCATATCGGCGAGGAACGTTACCTTATCAAGATTGGCTGCCATGCGGTCAACACGCTCACGCATACCGTCCTTGTTGTAGTCAACATAATAGTTCAGCAGGGTACCAAACGAAAGAAAATCATAGCTAACCTCTGAATGTAAGTTTGTCTGCACGAGGGAAGCATACATGATGTCTGCCAATTTGCGATCATGCTGCTGAATGGTGCGCACAAGGTTCACCATTTCGCTCGAACCCGGACGCAAACGTTCTGCCGACTTTACGAGTCGGTTGCGCTTCTCTACAGCGTCATTATAGTCGGGGTTGTGAAAGAGCACATCGAGGGTCTCGGCATACTTGCTTGTGGGCACGTCCTTGAAATGGAAAGAGTAAATAGTGGGCTGGTTGCTAACAAGTTCTTCTCTCGCTTTGATAGGATTTGATTTAGCCATAATTTATGCTATTTATCATAAGGTTGATTATCAAACAAAAACTAACGCATATCTCCTTCGCCGGGAATTACATTTCGCTGCTTGCGAGAGGCAAGTTTTGCGAGATTTTCTTCTGCCACTTCTTCGAGCGTAACGCCCATCACTTTTGCCAGTCCTGCTGTCTGCCAGAGAATGTCACCGATTTCAGAAAGCATAAGACGACGTTCCTCGTCAGATACGTTCCACACCTGCGTATGCAGGATTTTGCCTTCCTCATCACGTTGTGTTGTGGTTATATGCAGCTTGCCCTTACGCATGTGCTTGCCGGCTTTGTTCGCAAACTCGCCAACCTCACCTACGAGATTGGCAAGCATATAGAAGAGATTGTCGCTCTCAGGCATACAAGTACTCATTGCCTTGTCCTGATATTCGTTTAAAGTTAAATTTGCCATGATATATATGTTTATATTGATGATTAAATGTCAAACTTCTCACAATACTGGCGCATACGCACAATGATGATGTAGCGTATTTTCTCGCCAAGAATTTTTGCATTAGGATGCGGTGTGCCGGTCTTGCCATGATAACGAAGGTCAAGAATATGCTTCCAGTCGGCAATCGTGTATGTATATGCCACAACAGTATAGGTATCAAGAGGCAGAACGCCTCGTGCATCCTCCGGCTTCAATCCAGACTTCAGAAGTCGGTTGTAGCCCCACTCGCATACTCGGCATACAAAACGATACACCATACGCTGCCAACGAGTGCCATAAAAATACCAATGCGGACGTGCTATCTGTACGCCACCCTTCTTCTCCAGATTGCAATAGCGTGTGCTCTGCTCGGCTATGCTGTTGGGCGATGTGCGGTTGAGCTCGCGCGATGTGCTTATCTGTGTAGTCACTACCAGCGTCATTCGGATAATGGAGAATGCTTCCTCACACTCGTACTTCTGAGCCTTCTCAATAAACTTTACTTCGCTGATACCATACGGACTAAGCGCGTCCATCAGGTTTTTGTTCTCAAGCATGAACTGCATATTAGTGCTGATCCATACCTTATGGTTCTTTGTGGCATAGTCGATGTAAGGAGAAGCGTTCAGATACGCCCAAATGTAGTTAGGAAGACCCTTTTCGTTGGGCATGAAAAAGTATATTGTGCCGTGGCGATACATCGAGCGGTGGCCGCTTTCCCAGAATCCCTTGCAGCGTTCTTCGTCGCGCTTCTGAATGAACGCTTCCACTTTCTCTTCGGTTATTCCTTCTTCGGGCTGCTTGCCCTTAGCCTTGTAGCATATTCTGCCCACTCTTGCTATATGTCGTGGAAGAGATGTCTGTCGCCACCATTCCACTTGTGGTTCGATGAATTTCATTATGGATAAATTTTAGTTTATTATTTTTGAAGCTTACACAATACTCGTCGCTGCACCTTGTCGAACAGACTTTGGAGAGAGCCGTTGTTGAAGATTACTGCATCGTAGAATGGCAAGGGCAGAAGATTGCGCTGTCTGTCGCGATCCATACGTTCCTGCGACACCCCTCTGCGCAGTCGGGTTGCTTCCCATGCCGACACGCAAACCTTGAACAGCTCGCTGCTGGGGAATTTCTCACACAAGGCTCTCAGACCGTCCTCGTCAATAACGTAAACAGCCTTGTCTGTCACCTGGTCGATGGTGGTCCAATACTCATAGCCACCATACTGGGTGTATGCTAACATCTTGTCGTGCTGCACGTCGCATTTTTCCACAAAATGATGTTCCACACCATCAATCTCGCCTTCACGCTTCGGACGTGTGGTATAAGAACACAACACTTTATATCCACCCAAGTCGGACAGCATCCGAGCCACAGTGTCCTTTCCAGCACCACTCGGACCAGTAATTGTTATCAGTTTCATATATTGTTTTTTTGTTTGAATTTTAACATTTGAGCAATCAATATAGAATCATAAGACCACCGTAAAACACACGTAAGCCTCATTTTTTGCGAAAACGTGGGCGTTTTTGCCGTTTTTGAGTTTTCGGTTTAACACTTGTAAAGTGTTTAAGGCGTTTCCCTTTATTTTTACTCCTTCAGCTCACTCCAAACTCGCCTACAAATCTGACGATATGTTTCCTCTCCCAATGCCACCTTACAAGCATGAATGAGATAGTTGTACGTCACGGTCTGACTGCTTCCCAACTGCTGCCATTTCAGGTTTGTCTGCGCTTCATTATATTTGGAGCTGCATCTTGATAGTTGGTGGAATAAGTCAAAACCATACGGATGTGATCGCAATGCCCATCCCGCTTTCACCCAGTCGTCATAACTCTCGGTAATATTCCGATGGTTGCCCACAAGTTCCTGCACAATAAGCTCGACCAATCTGTCTTGCACACGCTGCTGTTCCCAGAAGTTAGAGTTGCCTTCGGCTTTATACTCTACATTCGCATTGTGCGAGCGATACGCTTGGCGTGAAGCCAAAGAGACAAGCTGAGCTTGCTCACCTTCCAGTCCCTTATACGGCACCACATTTTTATTTATATATATGTGCTCAGAATCATCCCATGAAGCGAAACGCACACGTCCGATATTGCTGCAAGCCTTGTCAAGCGTAATGCCGATAGCTGCATAATCTTTGAGTAGAGCTTTGAACTGGTCTTTGTGCCGTTCAGGATAAGCCAGTTTTACTAAACCGAAATATCCGCTGCCGGAGCACGACCGCATCAGCAAGGCTATTTCAGGACGATAACCGCAAGCGAAGCGCACATTTTCAAAATTGCTCAGATGGGCGTTGTCCGCAAGGTCTATGTCGATGGCGAGCCAACCAGTGTGTTGCTTCAGATGAGTTTCTCGACGCGAGACTGGAGCTATAAACTTCGACCCATCCTTACGTATGCACTCATCGTCGTAGATGCTGAACAAGCCACTCAATGTAGCTCCTGGCAAATGCTTCTTAGTGTCGATGTACTCCTGCATTTTCTTCGCCTTACTGCCATACTCTTTGCGCATAGCGCGGAGGTGCTGCACATAGGGTTTCCAACGATCCGTAAGGCAGAACTCGCGGATAGTCATTTGCTGAATGCACTCACCAGTTTCACGGTCTACATACCGACCTACATTGTCGAGCGCATCAGAATATATAGAGCATATCTCGTCAAACATATTTTATAAGTAGAAATAACTGGGTTATCATATCGGTTGCAAATTTAATAATTAAAATTGATATAAACAATATTTTAGCTACGTTTTTCCTACGTTAGTTATGTTTGGACTTTAATTCTTCAAAAGTCCAGTTTTTTGTTTTCAAGTCCATTTTTTCAAAAAATGTCAAAAAACGAAAAGTTCGTAATTTTGAAAAACGCTTCTGCTGTCCACCCAAAATCCACTTCGTGACCGCCCAATGAATTTTTCAAAAAGCGATTTAACTTTCTGATTTTCCACTACTTATCAATTAAAAGTTTAAAAATGGGGTAATTTTTTATATATCTATACGAGCGCAAAGAACAAAAAAAAATATAAAGAATAGTAGAAATAAGGCATTTTATAGCGTTTTTCGGCATCGCTTTGCCTTTCCCTATATCCTACAACTTATTAAATGTCAATTATTTACGCCATAGGCGTTAATGCTACTAACTATATTGTTAGGGTTGGGGAGTTTTGAAAATGGGGAAAGAAAGAAAATTGGCGAAATTTATATATAGTAGTAGTGTTTTTTAGTAGATTTATGGACTTTTGATGATTAGATTATATGTAATATCCATGATTATTAAGGAATTACAAGAGTTTGAAGACTTTGACTCTTGGGGCGGAAGTTTATTCTTGAATAAGCGAGAAAAACGGAAGAAATGCGAGTGAAACGCAAAAGAAAAAGGTCGCCTCGCCTAACGGCGTGACGACCTAATAAATGCTTTGTTGATTACGAAAAATAGCGCAAGAGAAATGCTTTACTACTTGCGAATTACTGCAAAGGCAGCTTACGGAAGGCTATTTGTTCTTCATAAACTGATTGGCCTTTGTCATGCTGTCATAGAGTTTGCCACGGCCGTACATATCAATCTTTGCCTCAATAGGTCGCTCCAGGCGTTGCAGGAGCGTGTTTACGGCTTGCAGAAGGGCGACGTTGGTGTTTGCTTGGTAAGACTCCATTTCATCAGTTACGGAAGTTCCTGCGGCGATTGTGGGGCTTGTCTCGGCTATATTGCCAGTGTCGTAGGCGCGGCGACCGGAATAGTTGCGGTCGTAATTGACGAGAGCCTTCAGCAGTTGCGGATTATTCATCATCATTGCTTGCGTAGTCTCACGTCCGATTACCAACTCGGGACCGTTCTCGGCTACCAACGACGGACGGCCGTTAATGGTGGTAGCGGTAGGCTGAGTGAGGAGCGACACACCGTTGTGTGGTTTGTCGTCCTCGGTTGCCCAATAGAGACTACCATCGTTGCCGACAAACGGACGAAGGTCTTGCACGTTGCCGGAATCGTAGGTAAGCATACCAGATACGACCTTAGTATTAGGACCCTTGGTTGAGTTCTTCTTCTTTCCTCCACCAAGAGCTGAACTTAAAGCCCACTGAAGAAGTCCCATAAGAGTTGACATGACTACGGCAGCGGCAATAGGACCAGCGATCGGACCTAAGAACTCAAAGCACTTTGCCATTGCTCCAGCGATAGAGAATGTCACCTCGCTTTCAGTACGCGCTGCATCCGATTGTACAACAGCATCATTGTTTTTTTGTTTCGCAACGAGAGTAGCGTTAAGAACTCCATCTGTTGCACTAAGCATAGTCTGCTGTGCAGCCTCTGTGCCTTTACTCTGCTCTTTATTTCCTTGCTCCGTTGCGACGGTCATATTCTTCACGCCCTTGTCGGTAGTCTTCTCGCGCTCCTTTGTGCCCTGCTTAACCTCTTTGGAAAGAGCTTTTTGGTGCTTCTTCTCTTCTCGAAGCTGTTTTTTGCGCTGCTTTTCCTCTTTCTTTTTCTTCTTACTGTCACCGAGATCTGCATTAAGAGCAGCATTTACTCCGCCCATTACAATTCCTGCACCTGCTTCAGCAAAGGAAGATTGTCCCGTAATAGCATCAGCAAAAGAACCTCCTGCCTGTTCTGCTACGCCCTTTAACGCTGGAGAACCTTGTTTTTGATTTGAAGGCGATTTGCGAACTTTGCCTTGAGATTCCTGAGCATCTGCGGGCAAGGCTTTTTGTGTGCGATGAGCAGGATCGAAATACGACGTGGAATTTGCAGAAGAATCCGATTCCTCTGTTTGTTCCGCCGGACTACCAACATTGCTATCTGTTCTATCCGAGACCTTGCTTTGTAAATCCTTAGCAACTTCTAAAAGACCTCGAACATTTTCTTGTATATCGCCTAAACCAACAACACCCTCCCGACGTTCTTCATTTTGAAGGTTATTGTTATTATGCGCACGCTTTAGTGCTGCGTTTGCCTGCGGTTCGTATTTTTTTGTATCAACCGAAGGTACAGGACTTTCTTTCTTTGAATTGCCTGCAATCTCAGGGTATAGATCGGGATGAAAATCAGATGGGAAATTACCCCTTCTCTTCTCTTCTACGCGCGAAAGAGAATCGTGCTGCAAATCCGACTTTTCCTGAGAATTAGAACGAGAGTCAACAACATTATCATCTTTTATTGTTACGGGGAGTTCTGCGCTAACTTTGTCTTTCGACGGATAAGAAGGCAGAGTGTCGGGGGCGACACTCTTAAAAAGCCCTCCTGCCCCATGCCTTTCGGTATTGTTTGGTACCAAAATAGGAGAAGCCGGTGCAGGCAAATCCTTGTGAGCAACCGTGGGAAGCGCATCAGGTCCACCAGGTTCCGAGTGCACAACGACATCTGTCTTTTTGTCCGACATAGAATCCGATGGCATTGTTTCATTATCCACTATTACATGAGCAGGATTACCCGCCGTGCCAATATCCGACGTATTCATCGTTACCGCATTAGCGTCGGCATTAGCACGCGCCGCCTCAATGTCGGGCTGTGCGTTTTTCTTACCTCGCTTGGCTGCTGCGTCATTAATGGCTTTCCACATCTGCGTGTTGACATCGTTGAGAGCCATCTTTCCCCATGATTCAAGCATGGATTTAAGGGCAGACCTAATAGCGTCGTTTGCACTCTCGGCATCGTAGCGCATCTCGGCAAGAGCCTGTCCTACGGCAGCACCGAAATCCTCGATGGGCTGTACGAGTTCCTTCATCTGTGAGAGACGCGACTTCATGGCTGTTGCCATCTGATTGGCATAAGCAAGTTCCGTCTCCTGACGAGCACGTTCGGCTTCGTCGATAAGCTGCTTGTTCTTCGTGTTACGTTCCACAAAGGCGTAATAATCTTCAGCTGCTTGCATACGAGCCTTCATCAATTCAATCTCAGGGTCGGCTGTAAGATTGGCGAGACCGAGATTAGAAAGAAGGTTTGTGCGTTTGCCGAAAAGATTGCTCTCATTCTGTATTTTGCGCAATTTGTCCTGCTGGGCAAGATTGCGCTTATTGGAAGACCACCAGAAATCTAAGATTTTCTTTGTCGAGTCGTACTTTTTCTTTTCGGCTTCCGCGTAATTATCCGAATACTGGATAAGATTCAAGTAAAAAGCCTTCCAGCTTTCCTCGCTTTCGCCCAATGACGCTTTTATTCGAGCAGCCATACCGTCAGGATCATCGCCAAAGAGCATCTTCATCAGCATTCCCTTACCATCCGTTGTTGATACATCAATGGTATATAGCTGGGCGAGTTCCTTGCGAGCTGTCTCGTACATATCCTTAATAGCTTTTCTGCGCTTATCAAAAGCAGACGTATCAAGAATCTCCTTTCCATCAACCATTTTTTGGGTGACAGTAGTCTCTTCCTTCGTAGGGGCTGCAAAACCCATTTCGTTAAAGCTGTCATACGAGTTCTGCTGAACAATGCCCGTATAGTCATGCTCCATAGCAATCTTACGGCGAGCCTCCATCTGCTTGAGGTTCATTTTCAGAATTTCCTGCTCGCTACGAGTGGCTTTTGCAAAAATCTCTGCCGTGATGGAGTTCATAGACAAACCGAGATTTTTACCAAACTGCTCCATGAGTTTGCGTAGATTGCCGATATTGTTGTTCAATATACCGTCAAGCAAATTTTCCGAAAGATTTACACCCGTCTCATCTGCTTGCTCCACCATATCAGCAGTCATCATCTTCTTCGCATCCTCCCACTTATTCGGTTTACCTGCAACAGCAAGACGCACCTGCGAACGAGCAATTTCTTTGTTTTGCCTCAAAGGAAGAACTAACTGTTCCTGCTCGGTCTTATCCATATTAAGAGACATGGCTTGAGCCAACTTAGCGTTAATCTGACGGTCGTAGTAGTTGTCCACGTCATCCATGATAGCCTTCGCCTGATCCTGCTTCTGCTTCAACTCCTCACGCCAAGCACGCTCACGGTCGCGCTTGTCTCGTTTTTCCTGTGCAATAGCGTCCTTATCGGGAGCGTTGTTTTCGAGAGTACCGGGTGTCTCGGGAGGAGTTGGTTGGTAGTCATCGTCCACCCAGTTGATGAAAGCCTTGTTAATCTGCTTTAATTTCTTTGCTTTCCTTTTGTAAGCATTGACAAACCAGAGGTTGTCGCGATACATTTCGGCGAGTTCAGTCTGCGTTTGAAAGTCAGTAGCGGGGGCAGCTTTATGGTCTTTATCATAGGTATCACGGTAGATGTAACCCTCCTTGCCTATCTTCCAGTTAAGCCCATCAACCAATCCTGTCTTTTCCCTCGGTAACATTTTCGCCAGTTTCAGAGTAATGTCTTTGGCACTCATTCCTGCTTTCACCCACCGGTATATATCCTTAAACTTCACACCGAGTTTGTCTAATCCCAACTTCGTTATATTCTCCATAACTGCATTGGAAGCCGTGTTTACGTCATTGTCCAGCTTAGGCAAGGCCTTTTGCTTTGCTTGCTCACGCATACGATAATAGGTAGCTCTTTCGGCCTCCTGCGCCAAATCGGCATAATGGTCGCGTAAATCCTTGACGTTTTTTATCTCAATGCCGAGATTATTGATGTACGAGCGGAAATCACTGTTAAATCTTGAGATAAGACCTTGACGGTCCTTTTGTGAAAGGTTTGCCTCGCTCAACATTCGCTTATAGTTCTTGAGCTTATCCTTCAAGTTTTCCGTTTCTATCGCTGCCTGACCGAGGGTGGATTTCCATGCGTTTGCCTGTCTCTCAGCTTCCTTCGCTGCTTCAGCCGCCTCCTTTGCACGTTGTGTATATCCATATATAGCTCCTGCCACGCCGACAATGACACTCGCGAGAGCTATCCAGGGGTTTAGCTTCATAGTCTTGTTCAACGTGCTTTGCGCTGCATTAGCCGTGAAGAGAGCTCTTGCATATTGAAACATACTCTTTACCGCTACGCCCAGTGCTGTCAAGTATTGCCACAGAAGGGTCAAACCAGAATAAAGACCCTGTGAAGCTATATAGCCAATGATTACCGGCAAAAGGGACGCTACGGCTTTCAATGCTATAAGAACCATCTGAAGAGAAACAAGCAATGTGCCTTTCAGTAACGGACTGCTTGTCATCGTTGCCGACATCTCATACCACCATTCCGCCATACCCTTTACAGCGTCTACACCGTCAGGATTGACAAACGCCTTTTCCCAAAGGTTGTTAGCTCTTTCGAGAATACCGATGGCACTCTGCTGCTGCATCGAGTATTCTTTACCTACGGCTGTGGCTTCACGGAATGCCTCTTCCGACTCGTAGAGATGATCCTTGAGCATATCCACGTTCTTCGACATCGTAACCATAGCGGTAACGAGTCGCTGACCGTCAGAGCCGAGGTCCTTAAAAATTCCGCCCAAGGCATTCATATTACCCTTGTCGCGCATCTTCTCAAGTACAAGCACGATAGCATCCATAGCGTGACCCGACGCATAGAGGTTCTTAATGGTCTCGTCGGGTATGCCGAGTTCCTTTGCAATAAGGTTGTGGTTTTTCTGCAAAGCTACGATAAACTTACCCATAGCCGTAGAAGCCACCTCCGGCATAAGCATCATCGAAGAACTTGCCGAACCGAGGGCGAGCAACTGGTCGGTTGTGATACCCGCGGTACGAGCAACACCCGTCAGTCGCTTAGAAAATTCCACAATGTCGTTGGAAGTAGATGTGCTCGTAGAAGACAACTTAAACATGGCAGAGCCTGTAGCCTCCATAGCCTTCTCGATACCCATTTTCGGAATAAGTCCCATAACTTCCACCATCTTAGAGAGTGCCGGAAGAGCTTCCTCGCCCATCTCCTCACCAATGGCTACATTGATTTGATCCGCGGCTCTTACGAACTGGGCCATACCTTCAACACCATACTTGCCCATACCGAGCTTCGCACCCTGGTACGCGAGCTGTGCCAGTCCATCAACGGATGTTCTGGTGTCTATTTTGGCCAACTCAGTAGAGAGTTTTTTTACTTCCTCCATAGTCAGACCGCTGACCTTACGGATGTCGGTCAACGAACCTGAATACTCCAAATTCTTCTTAATGGCACCCGTCACAAGTTCTTTCGCCTTGTTGAACGCTGCAAACAATCCAACGTATGCCGTGAGGTTCTTCAGTGCTGTATGCCATGCCCCACTCTGCTTGTTGGCTGCACCCGTCACCTCGTCGATGTTCTTCTTCAGCTCCTTCATCGACTTCTGCTTATCGGCAAACTCCTTGCTCTTGGTGTTGATTTGGTTTAGTTCCTCTTCGAGTTGCTTGTAAGCACGGCGCAGTTCGTCGAGGGAAGCCTTACCCTGCTTGCTACGAGTGAGAATGTCGTTGAGGGCACTCTGCGACATACGTGTACCCTTGAGAGTCTGTTCGAGCATGGAGTATTGGCGACGAAGGTCGGCTACATACTTGCTGCCAGCAGGAAGCTGCTGTATCTTCTGCTGTATCACTTCCATTGTACGCTTTATATCTTCGCCCGAAGCCTTGTTGGGTTCAGCCAATACCTGCTTCATCTGCTTCCAACTCATTGATGCTTTCTGAGTCTTGCCCGACACAGCCTCCAGTCGCTTCTCTATCTCCTGAAGTTCGCGGTTATAGTCTCCAATTTCATCGTAGTACTTAGTAGGCGTATTGTCGCGCTTCTCGGTAAGTGTAGCCTTGGCTCGACGCAAATCAGATGCCGAAGCATTACCATTGCTTACAGTCTGACGTGCCTCCAACACGCTCATCTTGCCCTTGCGTCTATCCTCCTCGGCTTCCAGCTGCTTCAATGTGGCGAGATTCTGCTGATACGACGCATCCGATTTTTCCAATGAGCCTACGAGGTCGCGTTGTTGCTTGATGGCCTTGTCGAGCCATTGGTCTGACTGGTTCTTTATATTCTTTAATCCATCGGGGATCTTGACATACTGACCTTCAAGCAAGCGGACCTGGTCGCCCACCTGCTTCATTTTCTTGCGTATTTCCTCGTTTTCCTTCAGCTCATCTTCTGACAGACTTTGCAACTGACGACGACCGTCGCCCAAAGCCTTGCGGAGGTTTTGGAGTGATGTTGATGTAAGATTCTGAAGGGCATGGTCCAGTCGCTCCGTGCCTTTTATAACATCCGTTTCAGCTGACTGCAAAGCCTTATACACTTCTTCCAGCCCGGCTTTGCGCTGCTTGAAATCGGGGGCTTTCTCGTCGAGATGGTCTATTTCCTCTCTCACTGACTTGGCTTTATCTCTCAGGGCTTCGAGCACCTGGATAGCAGCCTTGCCGTTCATCGTAAGGATTACTTCGGTCTTCAAATTTGCCATATCTGTTTTTGTGTTGTGTTAGTGTTTAGAATGTAGACTTGGCGTGTTCGCCAAAGCCTTCGAGAGCTTGTATAATATCTATAGCTCCTTGATAGCCATAGAAGTCGGCAAGATAGTTGCGGTATCGGTCACGCAGTCGGCGAATGGTTCGTAGGATGGCAGGACGGTGTGACTTACCCTGCCTACGATTCCATTTGCCACGAATGTAACGTTTGGCGTTTCTTGCCGGACGTTGACGATCTACCACGTCTGCTGTAATATGGGCGGCAGGGTCGGACGGGTGTCCTGTCAAGCCGACACCAAGGTCAACGTAGCGCAGATAGTCATTGTAGCGGATGCCTACCGTGAGCAACCCCGACGTATCATCTGCCTGATAGATATGTCCATCGAACGACTTTGCTCCCTCGCCCGTAGACCACCACATACCGTGCTCTCTACGGTATTGGTTTATCTCCTCGTAACCTCGATATACTTCTGTTGGATAAATGCGTTGTGCCTGCATGTTTGCCTCAAGGTCCATGAGGGTCTGACTGAGATACAGCGGCGCGATACGCGACAATGGAGCGAAGGGCGATTGTACTGGAGAGATAAATCTTGCCATAACCTACCTCCTATTCTTGACTGTTGTCCTTGGGCAGAATATACTGCCCGTTCATGCCACATTGAAAAGAAAAAAGCGGCTTGAGACTCTTCCAGTCCACTCCTGCTATGAGCCACTGGTTAGCATAGATGTCGGGCATAACGCCAAACGATACAGATTCGGGGTCGATGCTGCGAAGTTCGGCAAGAAGTTGCGCATCGTCAGCAAAACTGCGTTTGGTGACGGGGCAAACGCCCGTACGCTTCACTTCAAAGAGCCATGAAACAAGTTGCTCACAATACTCCACAAGGTCGCTTGTGGCACGTTCGAGCTGTGTACCGCTATAACGACCGAGGGTCTGCGGAGCATCTTTTAGTTTCAAGAGAAACCACACCTGGTGAGATACTACTGCCTTGCGAGCGTCAACGAGTTCTCCCGTAGTAATTACACTCTGAAGCATACACGGTGAATGAACAATGTTGGCGTTCCGGGAGAAAATGTTCTCAAGGTCAATGTAGCGGATGCGGAAGAAGCTCTGGTCTTCGAGGCGTTCGCTTTCGGGGTTGTGAGATAGGGGCTTATAGATGGAAGCCCAATGCTCAAGGATATTGCTTATTGTCATAATGCTGCTTAGTTTTGTTTTGTCATTCTTTTGCTGCTTCCTCCGCTTCCTCCTTGTCCTTCATCAGTTCTTTCAGTTTCACGTTGAAGTGTCGCTCGGTCTTGTCTGCCACAATCTTTTGCAATACTCTTGCCCAAGCCGCTCCGTTGCAGGTGCTCTCGTTTTCGAGTATGCTGACGAACTGCACGAGGCAGTACATGGCGGTGAGCTGGTTGGCGAGGTGGGTGTTCATATAGCCAAGAATGTTACGGTCGAGATATGAGGCGAGGCAGATGCACATGATTAAGACCGAGAACGTCCACACCATCTTTGCCATCTTCTTGGAGCGCAGCTTGCCGTCCATCTTGCACTTCGGGTTGCGCTTTATCTCTTCGCGGTATCTTTGGTAGATGCGACGGTTGCACCGCCATGCCGTATAGCAGTCGATGATGAGGGCGAAGAAGCACACGGTGATAAAATTGATCGAGGGTTCGATGTGAACCCACAGCAAGCCGAGCACTGCGGCAATGGCTCGCGAAACGTAGAATGGATTGTTCATGTTTTGTGTTGTGTTTTTGTGTTGTTGTCCTGAATTTTATACAACAAATTTACTGATTAGTTACTACACATAACGGACATTGTGGGGTGCGGGGAGATTAAGTATGTCCGTATGGAGGACGGGCAATATTGTAACTTTAAGGCAAGAAACAAAAAAACTAATGATGATATGTCAGGACTTACACAAAACACGCTCGCCCGCATTGACAAATGGTTGAGTTACGGCACAAGTATAGAAACGGCGTTCCCAAAGCTGGAGCAACGCTACCGTATGCAGATATGCTCGGAGTTTTACAAGCGATGGGTGCAAAACAAGGACATCGACCCTCGGACGGTGTGCCGCAATATCGCCCGACGTGACTATGAGATGTTCTTCAACCAGGCAGCGCAGAGCAATAAGGAGGCGCAGGAGTATGTGCTTGCGCTGAAGATTACTCTCGACGACGAGGGCAATATCTGCCCGCGTACCGTCACGGAGCTCAACAACGACGTGCTGGTATGCAACCACCTGATACGTTTCTTCCAGACCGACGAGAGTCCGCGACACAAGGCTATGTATCTGAGCAGTGCCGAATGGCTGATACGCACGGGTAAGCAGCAGAATAACGATCGTGCAGTAGACAAAGGTATGCAAGCCTTGGCTAATGTGTATGGCAACTTTCAGGAGGAGAAGGACGCTACGGACGAGATGCCGGACATGAGTCGTATTGCCATCACGCAGGACGTGAGCATCGTAAAACGCGACCGCGTGAACTACACCGAGGAAGAGAAGCTGCGCATGGCTCGCAAGTATGGTCTTACCACAAAAGACCTACAGGAAATCGAGGATGAAGAACTGCTCAGTAGCGGAAAGCCGGAGGAGCCAGATTACTTTGAATACATGGAAGAGAAAGAAGATTCGCATGATAAGGAAATGCACTGCGATACGATTTTGAGCAAAAATATAATACTGAAGGAAACAAAATATAAATGATAATTGGACTAATAGAGGAGACGATGAAAGGTCGTGTTGGACGCAGCCCGATCAGACTCCGTTCGCCGTCCGATTGGATTGCGTTCGCCGTCCGCTCGGATTGCGTTCGGGTAACGATGACTTTTCGTGAGTTCTTTAGCATGGCACGCTGCCTCCTATTTATCTAAATGCCGACTTTGATAGTAAAAATATAATAATACAAATTTATAAATAAATGAATATAAAAATTACGCTTGCCGAAGCCTTAAACCGTGCTTCGGCACGATTGCGAAAAAAAATGCTTCACTCTGTGGAATTGTTGCAAAAGGGGGGAGAAAATTGCTCTCAACTATGATGCCGAGCAAGGTTATTTTTTGGCGTTTAGCGGGGGCAAAGACTCTCAGGCTCTCTACCATATCGCACAGTTAGCGGGGGTAAGGTTTCAAGGTCACATGAATCTTACGAGCGTTGACCCGCCCGAAGTGATACGCTTCGTGAAGAAAAACTATCCCGAGGTGGAACTAAACAAGCCTGGTAAATCCATCTTTCAAAGTGCCGTAGAAAGACAGATATTGCCGACGATGCGTGTGCGTTGGTGCTGCGCTGAATACAAGGAAACGGCAGGTGCTGGCAAGGTTACGCTTATCGGCATACGTAAGGCAGAGAGTTCGCGCCGGGCAAAGCGCAACGAAGTGGAGATAAACAATCGAAAGTTTAGCGGCAACCTCGATGGTCTTGAAGAGTATAGACAAGAGCAGAAGGCGAAACGCATAAGGCGAAAGTCAAGAGAGGACGGAGTGAACATCACCAATGCCGACGAGGAGCAGACGTTAGGCTGCATCCACGGCAAAGAGAGTCTACTGATTTCGCCCATTATCTATTGGACCGAGCAAGACGTATGGGAATTTCTTAATGATGTTGTGAAAGTTCCGCATTGCTCGCTCTACGACGAAGGCTGGCACCGCATAGGTTGCATCGGCTGTCCAATGAGTTCGCATAAGCAAAAGATGATAGAAAACGAACGCTATCCACATGTAAAGAGAAACTGGATTAAGGCGATTAAGGCCATCCGAAACGGGGGGGTATTCAAAAAAGAATACATCTGGTGGAACATCCACAAGGACTGGATGCCTCTCAGAAACGTCAGAGGATTGCTCAGGACGCAGGCGGCTACATCAAGCATCCCGACCCGGAACATTGGATCCAGCTCGATTCTACAAACAATCCGACTGGGGACAAAAACGGAAACAAGAGGCGAAACACGGGAATATGGTCTCTTGCAATGCACGGGTTTTCGTCCAGCTCCTCTTCTGACCGCTTGACAGAGGAGCAAGAAAACGAAATAGCGGAAAACATCTACGACTGGTGGATTTCGGGTAAGTCATACAAGCAATGGTATGCCGAGAGGTTCCAACAGCTTAAAATAGACTTTGGAGAGGAATCGTAAACAACACACAACGTCATACATTATGAGTAATAGCAATATAAACATAAAGGAGGCTTGCAATGGCTAAGGACTGGGTGGGCGGCTCGGCTGCCGTGTTCAAGACATTAGGAGCGAGTAATCATGCTGACGGAGAACGACAGCGTGAGGACTATTACGCTACGGAACCAAAAGCTACGGAGTGGCTTTGCCGGTTGGAACAATTCGACGGCAGAATTTTGGAACCTGCGTGTGGCGAAGGACACATAAGCGAGGTGCTGAAGGCAGCAGGGTATGAGGTGGTGAGCCGCGACCTTGTGGATAGAGGTTACGGCGAGGTGGCTGACTTCCTTGCAATAGACAACTTGGCGTGGAACGGCAACATCGTGACCAATCCACCCTACAAATATGCGCAGCAGTTTGTGGGGAAGGCTCTGAGCATCATTCCCGAAGGAAAGAAAGTGGCGATGTTCCTAAAGCTGACTTTCCTCGAAGGCAAGGCCCGACGCGATCTCTTCCGTTCTACCCCCCCCATTCGTGTTTGGGTAAGTTCGTCGCGACTGAAATGTGCTATGAATGGCGACTTCGACAAGTACGGCAGCAGCGCAGCGGCTTACGCATGGTTCGTGTGGGAGAAAGGGTATAAGGGCGAGACAACTGTGAAATGGTTTAACTGACGGGAACTGAACAACAGAAAACACAAAACAACACAAAAACAACACATGAGTAACAACCGACACAAATACTTCAATAAAATTCCGCCGTTCAAGCCGGACCCCGAGCACTACACTCGCAAGCAGCACTCATGGAAGGCGAAGGAAGCATACGAGACCGAGGATGATGCTTGGGAGTTCTTACAAGAGAACCCGAATCTCAAAGCACGGGGATATACGGTGTACCGGTGCAGGACGTGCAATAAATGGCATGTAGGACATAAAACATCAGGATAACAATGCAGCAAGCACATAATATTTACTTAACTAAGTTCCAGCAGCAGTCGCTATACATGGGAGCCAAAGACGAGCGAGTGATTGCTGCCCGCCGTGTGGGTAAGACCGATGGTTTGGTGGCTCCTTACGTCTGGACGGCAAGCAACTCTATGCCTGGTATGCTCGGCGCATGGGTGGCTGTGTCGCGTCAACAGGGCTTCGGCAAGACCATACCGAGTACGATGGCGGCTATGGAGCGTATGTTCGGCTTTACGCAGGGCATTCACTTTGGGTGGGGACGACCACCGAAACATGCTCGCGAGAGTATCTTCAAACCTAAGAACTACGACAACTACATTTGGCTGGCGAATGGTGCCGGATGGGTTCTTATTTCTCTCTCGCAGACTGCCTCTGCCAACTCCTACACGTTCTCGGCAATGGTGGGCGACGAGGCGAGATTCTTCCCGTATAAGAAAGTAACAGACGAATTGATGCCGGCTCTTTCAGGTCAGACGCATCCGCTGGGCGACATCAACTTCTCTGACCACAACCCGATGTATAAATCAACACGCTTTCTCTCGGATGCCTCGCTCACTGCCAAAGGTTCGTGGCTGGAGAAAGAGGAGGAGAAACTGGACCTGACCGTAGAGACGGGTCCGTTCAAGGGCAAGACTTACCGATGGGTGCAGGAGCAGTTGGAGGATTATGCAAATAAGGTGATACGCTACAACGACCTGCTGTATAACGCCAAGAAGACGGGGCACTCAGTACATGTGGTGCCGAAGGATTTGCGCACGATGATCCGTGCCGTGGCTCTGAAGATGATGAAGCATGAGGGACAGTTCAAGATAATGCCCAACCATGGCCAACACGTCACAAAGGGCATGGTGGAGATGGCTGTCAACTATAAACTCATTCCACAGGACGATGCCGAACTAATTTACGATTATGAGTATCTTATCACGCCAGAAGAAGATTTCGAGATGCAGATGTTTCTGCGCTCAAAGAAGTTCACTGATGGTTATCTGCGTGAGCTGCGCCGTGTGGCTTTCTGCGTGCGCCGTGCGTCATCGCTCGACAATGTGGATATTTTGAGTGAAGACTATATTCGTCAGATGAAGCGTGACCTTCCGCCATATACCTTCGCGGTCTCAATTCTTAACGTCAAGATGCAGAAGTCAAACGATGGCTTTTACTCCAACCTCGACATTGATCATGTTCACGGATATATCCCAGATGATGACGTTCTTAATCAGGCGAATTTTAGCACACAAAAGGTAAGTGGCATCATCAACGGCAAACGCATCACAAGCGAGAGTTACCAACCCGACTTTAAGGAATTGGGCGAGCGCAACGACTGCCGCATGGATTCCGACTGCATCAACTCCCTGCCTCTATATATAGCTCTCGACTATAACGCTAACATCAATACGCTCGTTGTGGGACAAGGCTACGCGCGTGACGGCATGGAGTGTCTGAATGTGATAAAGAGTTTTTACGTAAAGAACGAGCGCAAACTACGCGAACTAATTGCCGATTTTTCGGACTACTACGCTCCGAAGCGAGCCATCAACCGCGACGTGACGTATTTCTACGATTCCACTGCCAAGCAGGGAGCCTCGTACGCTTCGAGCGACGAACGCTTCTATATGATAGTGATTGCAGAACTGGAGAAACGAGGTTGGAACGTGACAGCAATAGACATGGGTGCGCCAGAAAAGCATGAGGTGAAACATCAAATCATTAACGACGGTCTTGCTCACCTCTCCTACCCCGCCATCCGTATTAACCAAATAAACAACCCCGATCTTATCATAGCCATGCAGCTCTGCGAAGTGCAGATTTCGTACAAAGGATTTCATAAGGATAAGTCGGGCGAAAAGAAGCCAGAAAGTGAGGACACACTGCCCTTACAGCAACGTACCGACTTCACGGATGCCTTCGATACTCTGTATTTAGGTTACAAATTCTTCCGTGGCGGTGGCGGTTGGTTTGTGCTGCCGAGTGGAAGATGATGGGAGTTTTAAGTTTTGAATTGTGCGCTACACGCATTTTGGATTATTCAATTTTGAGTTTTCGGGTATATAAAGAAAGGCGAAAGGCAGACGTTATCACAACGGCTGCCCTTCCAAAGTTTTAAGAATGAAAATTGCGAATATCTCTTATAGTAGTATGATTAAATATTACTTGTTATTTTGTTTTCCATGACGATGTTTGGGTGTCTTAAAAAGAGGGCGTGTAAGTTTTGCAGAAACAAAATGGCGAAACAGAGTATCGATCACTTCTGCATTAAAATCCGCCGTATAGCCAACCTTCTTTATATAATCGTTGATTTGCTTCACATCCTCCATCGTGAGGGTTGCCACTTTGTATGTCTCCCGTAGATGCAAAGACGCATTCTTGCCGATAAGATTACAGAAACCTCTCGAATAGTTGCTATATGGTATCGACAAAGTATCGTCTGCCACATAGAGGATCTCAACGTTGTTCTGTTCGTGTATCAAAAAAGCGTGACCCATGACCATATTCCCTTTGCCGTAGGGTCCTTTCAAAATGGCGATAATATACTGCCCAGGGTGTTCGGGATCTAAAAACTTGCAATATTCGCCGTCAACAGCATAATAACGGTCGTGATCACCCGGAGCAGGACTCTCAATAATAAACTCCATATTCTTATTTCTCACAACATCACTGCCCTTTGCGGACAGCTGACTTATGCGCTGCTCCAACTCTTTAATGCTTTTAGAGTGCTCGTCAAGCATATCTATTACAGGCCCCATATTTTCCTTAAACGTCTGCAATAGGTTTTCTTTTAATTGTTTAAACATATCCTTTATTTTTAGAACGACAAATCCATTTACTCTTTTTCCTCCTACAACATATCATGCCGTAGCCCCATGAGCCACGACTTGAGATTGATGTAACGATTGTTATCGAGGTTAGCGTCTCGCCACTCGGCATATTCGTCATAGGTCAGACCATTCTCGATGATGCGAAGCATGTCTTCCGGATTTAGTACGTCGGCTTCCTCAAAGTCACACGCCCCACCTACTTCTTCTCCTATCCAATACCACTTGCGGCAACCGCAAAACAGTTGCATATTGACGAGTTCTGCCAACTTATTACAACTATCCTTGTACCGCTTTATAAATTTCTTTAGCTTAGGGTCCATATTTATACATTTAGCTTTTTAATTTTGACTTATTAAGTTAAAACGCTCGCAAAAGTCGTCGTATATGTCAAGATCGTTCCACCACTCTTCCTTGTCTTCTTGTATGTACTCGTTGCGTACCCCTCGACTTCTTACTGCCATCTTTATCTGATCGTCGGGAATAAAGGCATCAAACGCTTCTATTGCATGTTGAAGTTTCCACCTCCGCATACTTTCATTGAAACAATAAAGATGTAGCGGTCTATACTTGCCGTGGAAGCGATAGCAGAACGCCCTGAACGTTTTGGTACCATCCTCGGACCTGAACAACACTTTATAGCGATTGCCCCGATGCAGAGCAGCGAGCACGTGCATGAAATCATAGTAGCCGAAGTGGGGGCTATTCTGACAGAAATAGACACCGAACGTATCTCGACGAAGGAAAAACCACAAAAAGTCCATATCGTCAGCAGACATCTGAGGAATTGCCTTATAGACGATATTGCGCCATACGTGCTGACGTAGATGCGAGCCACGAACAAATCCTTCGATGGCGAACAGAAAATCGTGATGGTTGAAAGACACTTTAATCATTGTCGCTATTTACAAGGTTGTGTTTCACGTCATCGAACATTGCCATCTCTACCTTCTCTCCGTCGTAATGGCCAAGAGCAAGGAGTTGACCGCTCTCTTCTGTAGCATTCTGCGCCGAAGGAGCATTAGCTCGGACAACGAATATGTCGAACTCCTTGATGCAGTCAAGCTGCTCCATAGGCAGCATCGGCATGTTTTCTCTTGCTTCTTGCCGGATGCGCATAATGTCGGCTTTGGTGAGATTTGCGAACTTGAGTTGTGCCTTACGCACGGCGTCCGTTTCTACCTCTATACGATATGCTTCGTAGGCCTCGTTAATAAGTTTATTACTCTGCCACATGGCAACCTGATTGAGGAACTTGTGGAAGCCGGCACGTCCCTCAGCCAACTTTAACACAGCGAGGACTTCCTCGATAAGGAGAAGATTGTCCCTGCGACGCCAGAAGATAATGCCCCTATGCTCAAACTCGTCGAGAATTGAACAAACGGCGGTAAGGTCACGCAGTTCTTTTAGCGACTGCTTTTTCTTTGACTTGAACAAATTCATATTTTTGATTTTTTAAAAGTTGTTTATATTATAGACTGCGCACACGGAGCAAATAAAAAAACTCTAAAAACTTCCCCACTCTCACGAGCGAGAAAGTAAACTAAATTCCATCAAAAATAAAAACGTTTTAGAAATCCACTCCTATTCTCACGAACCAGAGTAGTGCTTTAAAAACAATATTAATCTACCATAAAAAATGACTTAAACTCCATGTAAACAAATCGTTTTAATGCGTTATAAATCTCGTGCCATCTACTTCGAGCACGAGTATGTCGTTCACAACCCTTATCTCGCCACTCTCCACAAACTGCACCTTGCGCTGGTGGCGTATGGTGTCAACCGAGAGGCAGACGCAGGTGCCGGTGTCTACATGTCCCGTCTTGGTGAGGAAACGTATGTAGAACGGCATACGTGCCACGTTGCGTGCTGTCTGCGGTGGATTGAAGCCTGTGACGCGCTGTCCCGTGCGTGGGTCGTTCCATTGCCACTTTTCCATATAGCGGCGCAGCTCGGTGAATGACTGTGTAAGTGGTCTCATATTTATTCTTCTTTGAATGGTGGAAATTCCAAGTGTATGAACCTGTCGATTTCCTTATCCTTTATCAATTTTACACCTCCGGCAAACATCTTCTTGCGCTGACGCAGAACGTCGGGGAAGAGGATATTGCGGAGAGAATTGCCCCAGTCGGCTGTGGAGTTTAACAGGTGGGAGGGATAGAACACGAGAGAGTAGGACACGAGAGCCGCGTCGGTTTGAGGACGGTCGAACATCGGTCCGCTGAGCGTCAAGGCGCGGTCTTTGTTGTAAAGCACCATGTGACTGCTAAAAAAACTCACATCATCGCTCTGTGCATAGATGATGCGGTCTGCATATTCGCCCAAATGCTTATTCAGCAAAGAATCGCATGAGTAAACAGTGGAGAGTATGAGGTGGGTAATCCATCCCCGCTCAAAGCACTGCGCCAGAAACATGAAAGTCTCCAGCTTGGGGCAAGGCATGGTGAGCACCATCACGTGCGAGTCAATCACGAGGTGGCTCACTGCCTTATAGAATTTCTCTACCGTCACGTCGCCATGTGTGTAAAACGTAAGCTGACGGTGGGGCGCCTGGTTGACCGCCTTGGGCAGCTTGGTATCTACGCAGCAAGGCGGAATGAAAAGTAGAGTATCGTCCATTTGATTATTAATTATTAGTTATTAATTATCGATTAGTCGTCAAGCACCATCGGCACCACAAGCGTCATCACTTTAGGTGCAGGTGTGTCGGCGGTGAGCACTACGGCGTGCGAAGCGTCAAGCAACTGCATACGGATGGTGTCTGAAGGAATGGAGTTGATGCAGGTCTGAAAAGCCGACGACTTCAATCCGATACGGAAATTGTCGGGGCATTCTGCGTTAGATATGAGCACCTGGTCCTCGCCGGACATAGCAAAATCCATATCACTCGCAGAAACGTTGATGAAGATGCCGTTCTTCTCTACCTTGACAAGATTGCTTGCGCTACTTGAGAATAGACTGACACGGCGCAGGATGTCAATCATTTCCTTCTTTTCGAATACGACGAAGTAAGGGTTGGACTTCGGAATTACGCCGTTGTAGTTAGGGTATTTGCCCTCCATGTGCTTGCAGATAAGTTCGATGTCGCCCGACGAAAAACGGATGGTGTTTCCGTCGTTCTCGATGCTGATCTCCTCACAGCCGTCAAAGGCAGACAACGTACGGAAGTAGTTGCGGTGGATAAGCGTCTTGCGAGGCTCGCCACTACGGAAGAAATCACTACCGCCCTTCTGCGGATCATTGCTGTGTACTATCTTCGCAAGCGTGTGTCCGTTCGTAGCCGCAAAGACCACCTCTGAGCGGTCGTCAGCAATGTCTACGCACATGCTGGAAAGCTGGGGGCGAAGCTCGTCTATCTGAACTAACTTGTCAGCAGTATCTATAACAGAATGGAATAACTGGCAAGGCAGACAAATGATTGTCGATGCCTCACTCTTGGGCAACAGCATCTGGGGGTATTCGTCGCCCGAGAAATATGCCATTTTAGCCTTGCCCGATTTAACGTTGTCGCCACTGCCAGTGCAATACTCTACGGTGAACGACGAACCACCCTCCTCTACATCCAGAGTAACAACGCAATCAGGCAGGGTACCTAACAGCGAACTGAGCATTTTGATGGGCAGCACTATCGGCTTGTCAAACTTGCCACCGCACAACGAAAGAGACGCCGGGATGGTGAGTTGTGCTTCTGCAGTAGACGACGTAAGAAAGAACTGACCACTTTCATTGCAGGTCAGCAGCACATTGTCGAAAATGGCAATTGGTTTTTTTGAGCCGATACACTTTGCCGACTTGTTAAGGGCTGCGTGAAAAGCGCGTGATGATTGGGCTTGAAGTTTCATATTTTTGAGTTTTGAATTTTGAATTTTGAATTGTTGCGCATTGCGCAATTTGAATTAGAACGGCAGATCACCTACGTCGGCATCGGTATAGCCGGCGAGTGGGTCGGTGCTCTCGGCTGGTGCCACATATCCTGTGGCTGCACCTGCTACGCCCACATTAGGTGTTGTATAGGGTGACGGATGCTGCGCCGGCTGTGGCTGATAGAGCATGGCCAGGCGCTTATTCATTCGCTGGCGGATAGCCTTGAAGAGGTGAGTATCCTCGTCGGTGGGGTCTTGGTTTACAATCTCGGGGTCGCGTTCTTTGTTGGCTTCCTTCACTTGCTCTACGAGCTTCGGAAACTTCCGTACAATGTCCTTGATATAGTCAACCGAAAAAGACATCTGCATTTCATGTGTCGGTACGGTCACGTTGCTGTCGCCACGCTCCAAAGCAGCCTGGCGCACCTTAGCCTTGTACTGCTCGTTGAGTGGCCAGATGTTTACACGCAACTTAGCCAATGTGCGAGCAGGGTCTTTAGGAGCCTGCTCCACTTTAATTTCGTTCAAGCCTGCCGGAATGCAGACATACACTCTCTCGGGGTTGTTCTTGTCAATACCCTTGTACACCTGTGCGCCGTTGAGCGAAAGCAGGTCGATATTGCCATTGTAACTTGCCATATTATTTATTGTTTTTTGTTGTTTGTATTATCTTATAAAACGCCTCAAAAAGGCATACACCCTTAAGACCTCTTCAGGGTAGCAAGGAACGACTGAACATTTGGAAAACAAATCAACGCACTCAATGTCGTCCAACGAATAACTTTCAATGCAATACTCGTCGAACATCCTGCAAGGCATTCCGTCTATAGGATAGTCGTCAACGCACTTACCTTCGGAATCTATCTTTTCGTAATCAACATACCGACCCTGGCATGGCGTGAACTTAGAAATGTCCTTTGGCTCGAACACCAGAAGTCTTTCAGCACGGATAATTCCACGCAACCTGCGTAAGTCCTTTTTTGCCTGCTCGGAATCTCCGATACCGAAACTAAAACCTTTTGCCGTACTTGCCGTGCCGCGAGTCGAGCTGTGATCGGTTGTGTTTGTTAATGTCGCGCCACGAACCAACTGACTGCATTCGTCGACGGACATATATCGGTATAACTTCATACTCGATGATTGATGTGGTTATACATACGCCGTTATTCCTCTACAGCCAGCTTCAAACCGTCCTGCTCGATATACTCGTTGCAGTATTCCGCCGGCACATAAGTGTGCGCATAGAACTGCGTCGCACCGACGACACGAAGGGTCTCGCGTCCCTTTAGTTCCGTCTTAAACTTGTGTTTGAGATAGTCGAACACAATATTCTTAGCCGTAACCACATCGTACGCCCACACAACGAACGTGTCCTTTTCGTGCACGCCGGTCTTAGATCTTTTGCACTCGGGCTCGTATAAATCCGTGTCGATAAACGAAACCTTGACCTTAAACGGTTCTTTTACGAGGGCGTCTTCGTCCTTTTCGAGTGCAGCTTCGTCCTCCTCGATGTCTTTCTTGGTGCGACCAATAAACTGGATGCCTTCGATTATCTCCGACTTAAGGATATGAACCGAATGTGCATTCTCGGTCTTGAAAATGTCGTTGACAGCTCCCTCGGCATAGTCGGCAGCAAGATTCTGCGCTCCTCGCAGAGAGTCGCAGCGAACAATGAGAACAGCGTTTTCGCCCCAACTATTGCGCACGGTGACTTTAACATGCCCAATTCTATTGAACAAAGTATCTTCCTCGGCGCGAGAAGAAATGTCAGAGACTTCAACCTCATTGATTTTATAGAGCTCAAGCTCTTTTAGAACCTTTTCTGTCACCAGGCAGCCACGATGCACAATGTTTTCAGTACGCTCTATCGAAACATTCTCCTGAGTTTTCTCGTCGACGAAAACTTCGTTCCAAACGCGGTTAACTGGCTTCACCAGATAACAACCCACGGCTTCAGCCACTGGCACTACTTTTGTCTTGTAGTCCTTTCTAAGCATTATTTTCTTCATACTCTATAAATATTTTAAGTTTCACTTTTTCTAATCAGAACGGCAGATCCTCCTCCTTCACGTCCGGCGTAACAGCTGCGGCGGTGGTAATTGCCGGAGGCGACGCCATACGCCTACCCTGCTTGCGTGTCTTGTTGTTCTCCCAGCGTTCTTTTTCCTCGTCGGTAAGCGTGATGATGTTACCATCGTCATCGCGGTAAGGCAGAGGGTCAGGCTGCTCGGCAAAGGCTTTTGCTATGCGCTTGAGCTCGCGGTAGTCCTTCGGTATCGCATCCTTGCCAGGACGGAAGAAGAAGAAGACGTGCTTGGAAGTCTGCATATAGCGGATAAACTTCGGCTCGATGGTATTGTCGTTCTCCCATTCGCGCCCAGTGAAGTATTCCTGCGTAACCCAAGCCTGCAGCTTGAAACACTTGCGCTGCTTGTCACTCTCGTTCTCGAAGAGATGCTTAGGATTGCACGTTATCGACATATTTTCGCAATAGTCGTATATCTTCTTCTTGAAGGTGGCTCGACTATACTCCTTCGACTTGCCCTCAGAGGCATCCGCCCAGTCGCGCATGAACTCGTTGAACATATCATCGGTACATATCGGCACACCGTAGACCTCGTTGCGAGAGAAGAACCACTCGAAGTAGCGGACAATGCTCTCGGTGAGCTTCTGCACCATCTGGCGGCGACGCACATTGCCTTGCGGTGCAATGGCAAAGGTGTGATAGCGCATCAGGAACTGCACTGCCAAGGCACAGATGTAGATGGCTTGGTTGCGGTCGGTGTCGTCTATTTCTTCCGGCTTGTCGCTGAAGTTCTTCATCAACGCCGACATCAGACGTGCTGCCTTGCGCTTCTGCGGATTTGCTCTGGCAAAACGATTTGAGAAGCTGACGAGAGGAAAACGTCCTACTGTTGAGTCGTCATCGTCCGACAAAGGATAGTTGCAGGTGATGACGTGTTTAGGGGCATCTTTTAGTGGGACAAGTTCCTGATCTACGCTTTTCCTTTCTACCGTCAGTCCTGTAGTAACCATATTGTAGAAGTACTTCATTGGGAATCCTTTTTGCTTATCCTCCCAGTGTAGAACCCTATACTTGAACGGCTCGCTGAGTAGATTGCCCAGCACAAACCTCGCATCGGTAATATGCTCCATGCGCTTCATATCAATGTCGAGCACGTTCACGGCACTGCCGACTACCAATTTCACGATGATAGACTTGCCCGAACCTCCAGTAGCCTGTTTTTCGTCGGGAATGTCATCTTCAAGAAAGTACGGACAGACTGGCATCATGCCCTTGTTGGAACGGTAACACAAACGGCCAATACCTGAAATCATATTGACGAAATGAGCACCGACAACGGCTTTTTCCAATTCCGTCAATTCTTCCTTATTGCGCTGCGCTTCTTGCTCTCGCTCCCAAAGAACGTTGGAGCAACCACGCACAATACGCAAGATAGGCCAAAGGTCTTTTTCTTGTTTTCCCTGCCAGTTGACATCCCAACGGTAGGTTTGCGCCCACTCGTCGAGGTCGGCCTTCATCTGACCTATCTCGGTGGTAGTGAACACTGGCGACCCGTCCTCATTCTGCATCTTCTCCTTCTTGTCTATCGCTTCCAGTCGGTCGCGGTATTCCTGTCGTTCGGTGATGGTGAACGGAGTCTTGAACACTCGCATCGTGAAGTCATACGGCTTCTTGGCAAGCGAGGGGATGAAGAAGTTGATGTCGTCGTAAGACACCGTGCGGATGCTGTCGGGTGTTATCTTCAATGCCACATTGTTGAAGTAAAAATACTCCGTCTTGGCATCGAAGGCATCGGCAAAGTTAATCACCATACTCTGCAAACCTCCGGCAGACTTCTCCGTGAAGGTCTTGTCTACCATGTTGGCACAGTCTGACATCAAACGTCGCTCGTTGTCGCTATGCCGCCATGCCTGTTCTATATATTCCAAAAGCATTGTCTTTGCTGCCTGGATAATACTCTTTGCGTCGATATACTCCACAAAGCATTTGTTCAGGTGAATATACTGTCCTACGAGGTCGGTGCTCTCGGGGTCTATCATACGATAATATCCGTGAGCGGTCATAAAGAGCCACAACCTTGTGGGCGACACCTTGCAGGTCGGTGGCTTTGGCTTTCCGCTTCGAGGATCACGCGGATATTCTATCTCGAAAGGTTCCGTGTTCCTGGCTCCACGCAATCGGGAGTAGAGTGGAAGGCGAAGGTCATGGTCGAACTGGAAGTTCTCTTCCGCATTCATGGTGTACGTCAGCAGATAGTCGCGCACGCTTCGGGGAGAGCAGCCATACAGCCATTGCCAGCGTCGGCAGTAACGCGATCGGAAACCTTCTGGCAGCATTGCATAATACAATGAGCTGAACTTGGTGCATATAGCTCCACAGTCGCGCTGTGAGGCAATGTCGTTAGGGTATAGAATAATGACGTGCTCGGCAAAACGGTTCATCTTCTGGTATTGCACACCGCTAAAGTCAAGATTCTCCCGTTTCCACTCGCCACGCTCTATGTACCAGAAGTTTCTCCGTCCGATGGAGAACGCCACGTGATACCAACAGAAGTCTTGGAAGTGTTGGTCTTCCGCCTTGTCAAGGCGCAAGGAACGCATGGCATAATACACACTCAATGCGTCTTCGGGAGTGCGACAAAAGACGATGTTGCGAGCCTTTATCTCGGCGGTAGGGATTTTTACGTCCACCTTCTTGAACGTACCTTTCGATACTCCATCCTTAGTCTCGTTCTCCTCCCATACCTCCTTGGTCTCGGTATATTTTTCTTCGGTGGCGTACTTGGCGATGGCAGCATGAACGGCAGTATTGTCGCTCTTGCGCTGATCCATTGCATAGACGAACACGTTGTCGCCCATGAGCCACTTGCTCACCTTCCTCACGCCATGCTCCTCGGCGGTAGAAAACACTATCGGTTCACTGCCAGCCATTGCCGGACGGAAGAAACATCCGTATGAGTTTTGCGGACCTATCTCCTGCGAGGCAAAGCATACGAACAAGGGATTCCAAGGCGTGCCATGAATAATCTCGCTCACATGCTGACCGTCGCGTATTACGTCGGGCAGCGTGACACTCAACAGAGAGTAGATGCGGAAGTCCTTGTTGAGCATGTCGGGCGTAAACGTACTGCCAAAGCCGAAACGAGGCAATCCTTTGTCGAGCGTCACCTCACACCCAAGGGCTGCAAGCTCTTGTGGCGAGAAGTCGGTCTTCGGCATGAAAGAGAAAGTCTCGATGGTCTGCTGTGCCTGAGTACGGTAGTCCATCTTGGCAAATACCTCTGGGAAGGCACGCCGCACCTCGTCGGTATCGCCATACACATCCCTTACAAGTCCTTGGCAGATGCGCTGAAGACTATATCCGTGCATTGGAATATTCATCTTGGCTGCGTACAACTCGATGGCTCCGTAGCCGGTCTTGCCCGTGCGGGTGCATTTCCACTTCACGGCACCATGCTCTGCCATTCGGTTGTCGTCAACACCCACGCCCGAATAAAGTCCACCTCGCTCATTTTCATAAATAATGAAGTGGGGTGTCTGCTTGGCATCGACATCCGCGTCCTGCCCCTTTTGGCAGATAGGGCAGAAACATGCGGTCTGACCTTCGATGCGCTGCTCGTTGGCGGGCTTCACGAGAAGGTGCAGGTCGATGTTGGCAAGACGATTTATGATAGGATGAAAGAACATGATTGCTGTTATTATTAAAGAAAGGACAGCGATGAAATGCCAAACTTTTCGGTATTACCAGAATCCGAGGCTCTTGTGTCCACCCTGATAAAACTTACTGATAGGAGGGCGTTGCCGCTACCTCATTCTCCATGCTGTCCTTTATTCTTTCTGTTTTTACATTTGTTTTTACTATAAGTTCAGAAACGTTTCCGTGCGGAAGTGTCGGATGGTGCAGTTAGCCAAGTTCTTCATGCAGTTAATCAGCATCAGCACGAACTCCTTAAACGAAATGACGCTTTCATTAAGATCTATTATCTCCACAGCCACACGCCAATAACACTTGCCGTTTTTCACTCGGCAGGAATGCTCGTTTCTTACTATTATATTCCCTACATTGCCCTGCATCATCGTGAACAACTTCTGACACACATCCTTCACTAAGGCGAATGGAGCATGGAAAAGCAGTACTTTGTTGTCGCTGTCATAGTCGCGCACGGTCTCCGTATAGGCTATGCGGTGTAGATATTCCCGATGCGTAGGCCGTCCTTGCCTTTTGTTCCGGCGATTAGGGATGTAAGGGCAATTCAGATACTCATGGTTAGGCATTTCTATTCAATATATTTCAAACAAGCCAACTTTCGCATCATCTGCCATGTGGAATAGATGCTGCGCTTGCAGTCAAATACAGGGTCGTGTTCCGCGCCTTTATCAATGTCCTTATAATCCTCAACAAGGTCGTATGCCTTACTCGGATGATAGAACTCTCCACGGGCATTACATATCAAGCGAGCCGCCTCGTAGATAAACGTGCGATGGTCGCGGAAGTTGGTGTAATGCACGGGAACTTCTATGCCCAACTTATAGCAGATATTACGCAAAATAGCAATGTCAAAATCTGAACCTTGAGCCCAAAGACACAAGTCCTGATTGTGCAACGCTTCTTTGATTTCTTTAACCCATCCAAAGAGGTTACTCACAACAGTCTCTATAGGCGAACATGGTGTAGCGTCATCATCACTGTCAAGAACTGCAGCTTTTGCTCCTTCGCTCTTCTGCTTCCACCAATCGGCTGTCTCTTCATCGAAAGTAAAACCCTCGATGAACATTCCCCGAAGGTCTACATGAGCCGAGAATGTAGGATATTTAACAGTACTATTGCCACCATAAAAAGGTGATTTATCTCCATCACGATTCCAGACTACTGCCCCGACACTCATCACGGCAGCTGTAGGTGCAAGTGCACAGGTCTCAAAATCTAAAGTAACATCTATCATTTTATTTAGTAGGTTTTAGGTTAAACTGGAAAAGACAATTCTTAATACCATTAGACTCCCATTCCTTCCAATTGTCAGTGGTAAAACGCTTGATAACTGTGCCGGTGCTCATACCGCGCTCATTCATGAAGTCGAAGAACTTTTTACAAAGTCCAGTATTGGCACGTCTCAGACATTCGTAGAAAGCACCAACCTTATCACTCTTTGCTAAGGTATAGAGATACCCCTTGTCGCCCTTATCGGCTCCTTGCTCTTCGTCTCCGGCATACGACAATAATAGCTCGGCTACTTCCGGCATAGCTAAAAATTGTTTTTTACATTCGTTAATGCCGATGATTTCCCAAACAGAAAAGCCGTTCTTAAAGAAACGCAGATAAAAAGTGGCTACGGAGAAGCCTTTTGCCTGCATAAAATCAGACAACGATTTCTTTTCTTCCACTGAAATATCTTTAGCGTTCAAAGATTGCAATGGTGTTGTTATTTTCTCGATATTTTCCTTTGTCATTTTTCAGTTATTCACTATATTTGTTGCAAATTTAAGAATTAAAATATAAATAACAATAGCTTAGTTACTTTTATTTTTCAGTATTTATCTTTTTTAACGATTTAAGTGTCATTTTTAAATAATTCAGCTATGAAGTACCAATACAATTATTCGTTTCTCAACAGATGGATGGAGGCCAACGGCAGGATAAACATCAACACCATCCTGCAAGCCATCGGATCAACATCTAACAACAGTCTGCGTCTATGGGAGCAAGGCAGATGTCCCATGCCAGTATCAAGCATTCTGCGCTTCTGCAACACCTTTCAAGTGCCTATCTCAGCTTTCTTTTACGACAAAGATAGCGACCCAACGGGAAACTCAATGTACGTACAACCACAAAAAGGTGACATATTCGCTCCTGACGGCGGCTATGTTACAGAGCGTAAAGCTGGCAGTCGTGCGCTTCTCGACCCATTAGACGTGCAGCTAATTCCGTCCGTCGTACCAGGAATTGTTGATTCTGATAAAAAAGAGTGCAGCGGTACGGACAATTCCTCCTCTATATGTGTCCAGACGCACGATACGGGGCAAGGAGAGATGATAGTAGTAGGCAATGTTAGCGACCAAAATATGAAAGCACTGCTCGACCTCGAAGCTAAACGCATGAAGAGCGAAGAGCGTCATAGTGAGGAACGCGCACGTCTGCTCGATGTGATTGCAGAACAACAAAAGCAAATCGCCAATCTCACTCGTATGCTCAACGAAGCAAAAAACTACAAAAATATGAGCATGGATGATGGTTATATGGTTGCCGACCGTCCTACACAAGACTGACAAACAAAAAGCGTTACCTATCCTCACGGACGGGTAACGCACAAAAATCTAAACTAAAAACTAATTATTAACCACTTATTATCTACTACTTACTATTTATTCTCGTTCGTTTATCGCTGCCATCTTGCGACGATAAAACTCTTTTTCCTCTATCTGGGTAATTGTCATGTCGGCACTTACATACGGAACGTCGGCATACCAGTAGCCTTGATGCAGGAACACGATGGGCGTGCTATTTCCAAACGTCATGGGCAAAGGCAGGTTGTCTTTCGTGCGCTTCGGCTGAAGGTTAAGTATGCAAAACAACTCTGCCTCACTCACGACTGGCAGGGCATTCATCTCTTTTTCCAAGTCAGTGCCTTCGATGGGGAAGAAGAACACACGACCATCGGGCGACACTTCCTTATCCCAACCGTCACGTCCGGTGGTGTCGGCAAACTCCACGGCTCCTACTCCACCTGCCATGCCTTCAGGCGACTCGTAATAGTGCTCTGCTCCATGTTTTTTAGCCCAATCAAGAGCCTTCTGCTCGGCTTCCTGGCAGCGGTTCATAAACTTCTGAATGTCGCTACCTACATTAGACGTAGCCGACACCTTGTAATAATAATGAGGTTTCTTCATATATTTTAAATTCAAAATTGACAATTCAAAATCGGCTTTGCCGATAATTCAAAATTCAAAAACAAAAATCACCTTAGCGCAGCGTAGATGACAGGCTCTCCACATTCATCGTCCTTCATCTTAAAGCCTCTCACAGCCAACTCCTGAAGGTACAATGCCAACGGATCGCCCAACGGACATACTACTGCCTTGAAGTACGTACGAAGCTGATAGTCGGTGAACATGTCGCAGTCTTCACGCCAATGGTCGAGCGGCTTGTATTTTTCGCAAAAGGCTTCTATCTTGGCAGGGATAACAAAGTCTTGTAAGGTGACTTCCGGCTGCTCGGTATTCTCTATTATGTCTTGTTTCTTTCTACTCATAAGTTCTTATGCTTTATTCTTTTTACTATAAGACAAGGGACAAAAACAAAGAACAAGAGAAGAAACACTGAAAACCATCAGAGCAAGCTGCCACCATTCTGACGTAGACTTTATATTCTTTGTATTCTTCTCCTTCACCACATTCGTGCTATCCTTCTTCGCCCAGTGGGTACCCGCGTTCAGCCTGTTGCTCAACACTAAGCTATCTATTGCGTGCTGCATCCGCGCCATTATCTCTTCCTGATGCTTCAGTCGTGCCTCGTATGTGGCATTGCGCTCATAGTCGCCCTTGCGGTGTACGGTTCGATCGGTGGTGGTGGTCTTGTTGCCTTGGGCATCCGTACTCTCAGTCACTCGCTCAGTGATAGTTTCCTCGTTACTACCCTTGTCGGTCATAGTGCCAGATGTATGATTCTCGTCCGTGACTCTAACGGTGCTGCTGTCCGTCATCGTCTCCGACTTCACCACGCTGTCCTTAACGATAGTTACGTCACTATCACGCCGTTGCTCACTACTCCCCTGCTCCACCTTTCTTGAGGCGGCGCAGCTCATTAACGTGATTACAGCCATAAGCCATAATGTAATGATTTTGATTTTTCCCATATATTTATGTCTTGTTGGTTTCTGTGTACAAAAATAAAAAAAGTCGCCGACACAAACAGGACATACTAAAAACACCGCCTACCTTTGGGAATGGGTAAGCGGTGTAAAACTATTTTTTTATTTTATTATAATCCAAACGAACCTTTTTACGTTTGTCACCTTTAAAACAATGACCAAGTAATTGGCTGAATTTATTTTTTAGTACATTATTACCCAGCAGATTCTCCATGTCTGCCACCTGTTTCTGAGTCGCAATAATCCGGACAGTCTTGCCGTCATAATCATCAAGCGTCACTTTTTTCAACAAGTCCGACATCTCACTACCCAGCCACTCGCCTGTTTCGCCGTCAAGCATGGTCAAAAGCTTCTGCCATTCTCTTTCGCCCGGTTTCGGCTTCACTTCCTCCGCTTCGACAAACGCAAACGTCTGCTGCTGGGCTTCATGCTTCACACTATGCTGTTTTATCCATTGCTCCATAATGTAAAACACGAAATCCTCCACCGTGCCATTCCATCTATGCGGTTGCTCTACCGCTTTCGGCACTCCATTATAGGCATACGCCTTAAAGTCGTTCCAAAGGTCTTCGGGAACGTCAGCAACAAACGCCTTGAGCCGTTCTTCGTCGAGCGTAGGATATAATGACATTAACTTGGCGCACAAACGTCTTTCTGACGAACCACGATGCAACTCCAATTCTCTCGCCAAGCCCAACGGTGTGCGCTTAATATGAAACTTGATTTTTTCAGGATTGCCTCGTTTGGCGCTACCCCTATAAATAGGTTCATAGCCTTTTTTGTCGGGGTCAATGCACGATAGCATTATCTCTATCTTGTTTTCCTCGCACAGTCGCTCCATGTCACCACGTGCCACGTCCAACACCTGTTTGCGGAACTGTGAGAACTTTTGATATTTCTCAGTAGTGACAACCTTTGCGGGTTGTTCACTTTTTTCCACATCGACCTTAAACATACCCAATGCTTCCTTCAGCTCACGATAATCTATAGCAGGGTGCATCTGCCCCCTGCTCGCGTACTTCATCAACAGGAGATAAAGACGTGACGTGTAAGCCGAATTGCAGAAATAGGCGATACGTTCAAGATGATTGAAATATCCGTCTGCCATATCAAACACGGCTTTTGCCACCTCAATGTTTATTGTAACCTCAATATATCCGTCACGACGGAACTTGCGCACTTCCTGTCCGTCCTCGTCTATCTTTGTTTCTCCGTCTCCCGAATAGTTGAAATATTCTCCTTCTCGTGATGTGAAGTTCTTCGGGATAAATATCTTGCTGAATATAGGCATATAGTCCTCACCTTTTCTAAGTCCTGTCTCTGGATCGAAACGCGGTAAATGAAACTCTATCTTCTTCATTTGGTTTATCACCTTTACCGACTCGTCATAATGGCTGCTGTCTATACCGAAGTCAGCCAGGCGCAAACGTATCGGTCCCATCTTCAACAGGTCTTCTTTCGTTATACCTCCATTGGGTCGTTCCTTGCTTAAATAACGATGTTCGTTAAGAAACTTGGCAAAATGGTCTTGCAGTCGTCCGCTTACCAACAGCATAACGTCCTGTTGTATGAGAGAATAGCTTTTAGCGTATGATGTATAGTTGACAGGTGTGTTTATCCAGCGCAATTCGTTCAAGGCATGTTGAAGTTTGCCTTCATTGTCTTCTTTTTTCGCTTTCTTTGCCATAACCTACGTTTTTATGTACTTAAACCTACGTTTTTATGTATCAAAACCTACGTTTTTGTTTACCAACTCCTACATATTTGTTTACTTCGTATGCTCTAACTCGTTGATTTTCAACTACTCCAATTTCCCTTAATATAATGTAACATAAACTATTCTTTTATTCTTTCAAAACGAAAAATCCATAGTTTATAATTATATTATATTAAGGTTTTTGAGCGTATTGATTATCAATCAGTTACCTACAGTGAGGTAAACAAAAACGCAGGAGTTGGTAAACAAATCCGTAGGTTTAAGTAAACAAATCCGTAGGTATTGGTAAACAAATCCGTAGGTATTACAAACCAAAAAACAGCACACTTTTGTAGTGACTTCGTAAACATTAAGGTAAAAAAACTTTAGTAGGATTTTACCTTACATATTACAAGTCCTCGTTGAATATCGCCTCGCATTTTTCAAAGTTGTCCATATCGGTGTACATCAGACAAATAGAAATTCCATGCCCGGAGCTGGACGTTTTCAATGATTGAAGAATAAAACCAATGCTGTTGTCACCTGTTTCGTCAGGAATATTAAACGCCAGTCCAATAACATCGCCATCTGGACCTATGTTTTCCTCGGGCGTGGTGTTAGGATATTTCTGTTGTAAGCTCTCGGTTAAGTTCAAGAAAGGGATATGAGCAGACTCTACAGTTGGATACTGCATTTCAACCGCAGCACTGAACACCAATTTGCTTTTAGGATTATAAGCAACATTAATCGTAGCGTTCTCACCCATAAACGTGCCGTTAAAGACTCTACAGCCTTGCCCAGCAGTTCTCGACTTCGCTGCATCGTATGTCACACCCTTAGCCTTCAGCTTCAAGGTGAAGTTGTCCACCGTTCCGTCTAATGGTATTCCCATAAATTTCAAATGCTGCTGTGCGCTTGCTGCCATACAGAAGCAGAGTACGAACAATACTGATATAATCTTCTTCACAATAGATTAGTTTTAGATTTTACATTTTGTTTCTGTCCAAAAACTCAATCACAGCCTGTAGCGCCAAATCCTTGATAGGCACGCCTGTGCGCAATTTCATAAAGGCGATACGCTCGTAATACTCCATCGGCACGTATATGGTGATGCCATTCTCGGTCTTCTTACCCTTCGGCTTACGCATGTTCGCAGCAATATCGTTGCTGAATGATGTGGTTGCCGGTTGATCTGCTACAGGAGTTATAGTTGTCGATGTCTCGGTCTCAGACGTTGTTGTAGAAACAGTCGGCTTTTCAGTCGCCGGAACTTCTGCGGACGAAGCAGTGAAAGCATTCGCTGCCGCTTCTCCACTTCCCTTTTTCTCCCTGTTCTCCTTACGCTGCTGTCTACCTGCTTCCAAAATGCGCTCGTTCTCGTCTATAGCGTCTGAATTTTCCAAACCAAAATGTGCAACTCGTTTCTTCATTTCTCTTGCCATACCTTATAATATTAAAAAGTGAAACTGTTGATTATCTCCTTGGTAAAACGCTCATAGTCCTGCCCTACCCTGCAATACGGTGCATAAGCAAAGATGTCTTCTCGCATAGCTTGCGCTTCGACCATCTTCGTGTCGCGGCGCGTATAAGCGTCAAACATATAGTCCTGATACTTTTCGCCGAGATATGCCTTAAACTCCTTTGTGGCGTTGGTCTGGTCGTTGCTCATTACCATCAGCAAGCCACGAATGTCAAGATCGGGATTAAGATCCTCACGTGTTTCCTCGATGGCGTTGATGATTTCGGCAATACCTTTTGTTGCCAACACTTCGAGCTGCACGGGCAGCACTACACTCGTAGCGGCTGTGAGAGCATTGTATGTAAGCAACGACATAGCCGGTGGGCAGTCTATAAGCACGTAGTCGAAAGCATCCATGACGGTGTTCACGCCTTCGTCTGCCAGTTCGGTGCCTGCTAACTCGTTCAGTGGCTTGGCGAGCAATTTACAAAGGGCTTTGCGAGGCAATGCACGCTGATTCAGAAACGGTTCTATGGATATAAACTGCGACGCAGCTGGCGCGAGGTAAATTCCCTCACGTACCTGATAAACGGGCAAATTGCTTTGCTGTACCAATGCGTCGTAAACGGTAGGCTTACCTGCGTTCTGAGTCTCGCTCCATCCGAAGAGGAACGAGGCACACGCCTGCGGATCAAGGTCGATAATGAGCACACGCGGCAAGCGTTTGCGTCCATCGGCATCCACGCCGAATTTTCCTTTACCAAAACGGCGCAATCCGGTCGCTAAACTCTGCACCGTTGTTGTTTTTCCTACGCCGCCTTTGTGATTTACAAAGGCAAGCACTTCTCTAAGTTTTTCCATCTTCTATAAAGTATATTTTAAAATTGATGATACTATTCAAATATACAGAACACGTATAATCTGTAATACGTTGCAAATTTAAGAATTATAATTAAAACAAACAAATATCCATGCACATTTATTTGTTGCTTTATTTATTTGTTTATTTATTGCTTAATTTATAAGTGTATTTGTATGTGTATTGCTTTGTTAGTTGATTAATTTGTTAGTTGCTTTGTTTATTAATGCATACATGTATTTATGTATTTATGTGTGTGTGCGTTTGTGTATGGATGTGTTTGTGTTTTTGTTGTTTTGTGTTTTTGTGGAAATGTGTATTTATGTATTTCTGTACTTCCACATTTCCACAAAAACATAACTCACTTCTTTGCAACATCTCCCATCATCGGCAGAAAGAATAGGGCGGCTCCGGCGAATGCTACCACAACTACGAACATTGACGCTGACATGAGTACAGCAAGCGCACCGGCGAATACCTTCTTTACGCTCAGTTTGCCATCCTTTCTCCTTGCCGACGTGTCTTCACGTTCCTCTCGCAGCGTCGGCTCGCCTACCTGCGGATAATTACGCTTACGTTTCGGCTTCGGCTGAGGTATAGGCTCCGACTCTGCTTCCGGCTCCCAATCCTGATAAATATCCGGCTCTATAACGTGAGGCTCCGGATGATGAACAAATCCCGATTCGTCTATAACAAGAGGCTCCTCGTCAATAGCAATAGATTCTTCCTCAATGATAGGCTTTTCCTCAATGATAAGGTTCTCATCAATAGCCGGTTCGTCTTCAATCTTTCTATCCACACACACGATAACATCGCCGTGCAAGCTGACCTCTATCTTGCAACCTGCCACAAGGTCTTTCTGGAGGAACGTGCGCTCGCTTCCGCAGTTGGCATGGGCGAAACGGTGTCCGTTCATTTCCACCTCGTCAAAGTCGGCTACATACGTCACCTTGCCAGTCTTTTCGCCTACCGTAGTATGGTGTCCGCGATATGTGGTTACGGCCTTAAACACCGGTCGAAACTTAAAAGCGCAATTATACTTTGCGTCATGATCGGTCTGTCCTATACGGTCGTAATAGTCGTAGTTGTCGAACTTGAACACAAGACCGTCGGTAGGGTAGGGCAGCGACTCACGCTCCACCTCGGCAGAGCACACGATGTTCTCAATGTCCTGCTCCAGTTCGGCATCCGTTTTCTCAAGATTGAGAGCCGACACGAAGCCCGAAGTCTTAAAGCCATTACGCTCAAGAGCCTGCATAGCAGCCGTGTGTCTTATCACGCCGTCCATAATGAGGCGGAAGGGATGAAACTCCAGACGCTTGCACTCGTCCTTTACAGCCACTTTCTTCGCCATGATGCCGTTACTCGTAGAACGGGGCGATTTGCCAGCCTTGCTATAACGGGCAAACTCCTCAAGCGAGATGATCACCTCACCTCTCACCTCCACTCGGTCGTACTGGCTCCATACGTCCACCTGGGCAGGCACGCCTTGAACATGCTTTATATGTACCAGGCAGTCGATGCCGTACAACTCTTTGCCATGTCCGTAGGTAGCTTCCGAGAGCGAGCCGCGGCGATACACAAGACTCACGGTCTCGCCGTCGAACTTCCACTCTATATCTACCTTCGCGCCCTGACTGCTGATATTGGCAGTGCGCTGCTGCGCTCTCAGGTATTTCACTACCGATTTGGCATCATGCAGCTTCTTCATCGAGAGGCACGCCGTGCGACGCGCAACAGTGCGCTTGCCGTTGCCGTTCTCGCTGTAGCACTGCTGAGTAGGTGAGTCCTTCAGTATCTCATCCGGATGCGCATCTTCATGTTCCTGCAAAGCAAAGTAAAGAGCGTCGTATTCCTCGTCGCTTATAGAGGGGGCGTTCTGTGCAAAGTACTTATAATCATGCACCTTTACTTCGTCCACCAAAGCGCAATAATCCTCAAAATTCTTAATTTTAGCCATATTCTGTAAAGTATAAAAAGTTGTTGTTATATTAATTCTCGTCCTCGTCAGGGATAGAGTCTTCGTTGTCGTGCCAGAAGTGAGAGTACTGCACCATGTCGATTGCAGTAATCAGATTGTCGCCAGGGTAAAGCTCTTGATCGAGTTCCATGTATAGACACATTTTTCGTCCCGATTTGAAATTGACTTGTACGCACTCTTTTTCATCTTCATCGTCTTTACTTGACCATGATTCATAGCTCTCGACCTCTCGCGCGTCAAACACAACATTCTTTCTGTCGTTGTTGCCTTCAAGATCAAACATCTCTGCATGAATAAACGGATAAACTTTCTTTGTTGCCATAATAATTCGTTTTTATTGTTGTTATTACTTCTGTTCAGGCGCCACCGACATAATAGCGTGAATGGTGTCCGTGATGTATTTTCCACCACCGTGCGCCATTATCCACTCATGCACATCGTCAGTCACTACGTATTGTCGTCTCTTGCCACCGATGGCAGGCCTGCCTGCCGATTTCGTTGTTTTATTGTTTTCTGCCATAGTCTATAACGTTATAAGTCAAAACACAACACTTAAAGATTCTTTATGTCCTCGTATGCCGACTTTATAGACGCAATAGCATCGCGCAGAGCGTAATACTCGGCTTGCACCGATTTTCCGTCGTCGTCTGTCAGTTCTGGATTAAACTGTCGCTGAATATCCAGCAGGACATTCCATGTATGGCAAATGTTGCTCGAAGCCTCATAGAGCTGCTCCTTTAAATGTTCTTTTTTCATATTTTCTAAATTTTTGTTAATAATACAGCAAATACTCTTTCTGTGTCGTTTTAATTTTGGCTGAATGTTTTTATTTCTGGGAATCGACCCAACCACCATGTTTAGGCAGAGCTTCTATAATGAGACCTTTGAGATCCTTCACGCCGTACTCTTTGCACAGCCAATCCTCAAGGTCATCCCAGTGTTGCCAGTCTCTTATCGCGCCCGTCTGCACATCGCGCAGACGGAGCGTTACAAAAAGATAGTCGTGTATTACATCTATTATTTCGTACATGACGTTACGATTCTTCTTCAATATCCTCGTCGGTTCCCTTCAACTCCTCCGGCAACCATGCCGGCCACCAAGTCACGTCCATTGCCCATTGTATCATGTCTCCTTGGTCCTTCTTGTAGTTCCAGAACACGTGCAGCATCTTGAACACTTCCCATGCCTCGCTATCCGTCAGCTCCGACAACACGCCCTTCAGATTTTCCTCCTCGGCTGCTGTCAGATCCACGTTCTTCTCGAGCTCTGCCCAGTCGCACACCTCAGCAAACAACATGCAGGCAGCGTGCTCCGCATCCATATCCGACAACATCAGGCTGTTGGTTGCTGCTGCCATAGCCAACCAATATTTTTCGTTAGACAGCTTCCATATTGCCGAGCGTCGAGCCTTCCAGTCGCTAAGAGCCACCTCCACATGGTTCTCTGCTATCCAGTCGCCTATCTCGCGCATGATACGTGCCATTCTCGGAGCGTCGCCATACGTGAACTCGGTTAGCAGCTTCACCTCCTGACTCTCATTAAACAAACCTTCACGGAACTCAATCGCTACTCCGTTCTCATTGTCCGTCACCGTCCACATCAAGACTTTGCCCGATGTCAACTCAAATCTTTCTTTTGCCATAATATTTTTTTTACTCTTTTACTTTTCAATCATTCTCAGCTCTGCGCCCAGTGCGCCCGCTATCTTGTTCAGCACGTCGATATTCACGGCGTACTTGCCGGCTTCAACGCTGCGGACGTTAGCTGTGGTGATGCCCGCAATCTGAGCGAGCTGCTCCAGCTCCCAGCCCTGGGCGGTGCGCATCGCACGGATGCTCTCGCCCATGGCCTTACGCTGATCATAAATTATTTGGTCTTTTTCCATATTGCCTATATTGTGGTTACTTTATCTGACTTAACCGTGTTGTCGAGGGCTTAGGTGTTTACCAAATTTCTTCTGCTTCAAACTCCACGTTACCATCCCAGTCGAAGGAATCCGTGTTCTCTTCATCCTCAGGAGAAAGATAATAGTATGCCGTCAGTTTCCAACCGCCAACCTTTACCGGGTCACCTGCATACTCAGCCTTGCCAATATGTGAAGGAACCTCGTAAGATGGATACATGACTCTACTGGTAGGCTCTGCGTTTGTTTTCATCGCCTTGTTGACGGTATCCTCGCCAAACTTATCAATAGCTTCTTCTTTGCTTAACTTCTTCATAATATTTCGCTTACCGTGATGCGTAGGGCTGAATAGATTTAATTCTCCCAAATAGCAAGAAGCCTGTTGGCATACTCTATTGCGTGATTATATTTTACTTCTGGCAGATGTACAGATTTATCGCCATTCCAAGCCTCCTTCCATATTCTATCACATTCTGACGAAGGCATAAATTCAAAATCATACCCTGCCAACTCTTCATGAATCGAACTTATTACGCTGTCAATACTTGCATACCGGCGATTCTGATTCCAGTCTTGGCTATCACATCCGTCATCCAACATGTCATCTAAGCCGTAGAGCGATTTCAAACGCTCGATAATACTATTAACTACTTGTATCGCTTCTTGGCGTGTCTTTATTATCATATTCTTCCGCTTAACCGTGTTGCGTAGGGCTTAATATTCGATTTATTAAAATTTTTGTGATTACACCCAGCCTCCATAACGAGGCAGATCCTTCAATACAACGCCCTTCAAGTTCTTCACTCCGTATTCCTCGCAAAGCCACTCCTCCAGGTCGTCCCAATACTTCCAGTCTCTTGTTTCGCCAGTCTGAACTTCGCGCAGACGGAGCGTAACAAATAGATAGTCGCGCATAACGTCAGTTATCTCGTACATGTTTACTCAATATTATTCTTCCTCATCATCATAAGAATCCTGATATTCGTCATCATCGCTTAACTCTTTTAATTTCTGGTCTATAGCGGTGGTATCTATATCAGGGTAATTGTCTCTAATATATCTTAATACTTCAGAAACGGATGTCTCAAAAAAGATATATGAATCATCAGGCAACTCTGCTGCAATAATATCTGCATCTTCATCTACTGCGCTAATACCGTAAGGAAAATCGAAAACAAAATCATACTTCAAATCAGCAGTATTCTCCATGTCGACAAAATAATCAAATTTATTCCAGAACTCGTCTGGAGACTGAATAGAGAACTTTCCATATTCGTCATAAGTCATCTTCTTCATATCATTTCCGCTTCACCGTGATGCGATAGGGCTGAATATTATTACTCAACCTCGTCCTCTTCCTCACTGAACCACTCGTTTATCTCCAATCTAACAATGATCTCGTCTATAGACTCCGAGATAAAGCCCTTGTCTGCCAGCAGCTCGCGCACCTCATCTTCTTCGTCCTTAGTATATACAGAGAAGTCGTCGCGCATCAAGCTCACGCAGCCCTCCTGAGTGAACACTTCCATATTAGAAGGATATACCTTAATTTTGGTTGCCATCAACTTGTCAAGCGTGCTGCAAACGTATGCCAGTACAGCCTTCTCTACATACCCGCCACGTTCCGCAACGTCGAGTATCATCTGGTACTCGTCATCGTCACACTCCGACAGATTGCGAACGATGTCGGTATCGTACTCGCCATCCCAATCCAGAATGCCCGTCTCGCTCTCAATCTCGTCACGTCCAGAAAGGATGACATTTCCGCCGCCATCCACCAGCTGCCACTCGCTATCAGGCAGAGTTTTGTCATTCTCGTCTTCACTGATAACGAAAGCGTCGCCGAAGCAATCTGATAGACCATTAACGGTGCCTTCATAAGTCTTGTAACCTGCGTTGTGGACTTGTCCGCCACGTCCGATGTGGAAACGTACCTTAAAGTTCTGAGCCTCTTCTAAGATTGTAGTATTCATAACATAACGCCGCTTAACGGTTGCCGCCCGATCTTAATGATTAATATTGTTTCTTTTAACTGTTGCAAAGGTAGCAATAATTTTTATAACTACCAAATTAATGACGCATAAATTGTGTATTAATGCGTATTTTATTATTTTCGGTCGCCCATCCAGGAGCTCGAACCTGGTGCCACGCCTTGCCGTGGTGGGCGTTGCGCTGTGGCTATCCTCACGAACCGCCAGCAGCTGAAAAAATACTCTGATTATGATTATGCGTTCCCGCCGAAGGGGTCGAACCTTCGCAAAGGGCCGTGCCGGGCGCGAGATGGGGTAGGACTATTATTTGTAAACTTCAATGGTCTCTATTGCCTCGCAGTCAATGTAGCTATTGCAAGCCTTGCCCAACACCGAAATTATCTCCGTATCACTGTCATACCCGATGATGTCATCCTCGTCGCTGTCACCATTCACAAAACTGAAGCACACGTCATTATTTCGCGTCTTTATCACTCCATGCTGAAGGTTGCTCTGTGCAGCCATCAATATCGTTTTCACTGTTTTGAATTTCATAATCTTCTGTCGTTTTTTTTAAAAAGAGGTTGTGTTATAGGGGTGTTTATCTAAGCTCGGACCACTCCAGATTTCCGTATTTCAGTTTATACTGAAGATCATAAATAAATCCTGTAATGCAGCCTTTTCCGTCTTCCTTAAACTTCGCCAACTGCTCGTTCACTGGCAATGTTTCGTCTTCATAAGCAAACGTGCCATCTTCAATAAGTTCACCAATTTTCTTTAACAGTCGGCGACAACCAGCTTTCGTAGTTGTCCATGTTCCGTAAAGTCGGAATGAACTGCGCGACTTCCATGCGTCGCAGGTACTCAGTATAATTATTCTTGCCATAATTTTCTGTCGTTTTTTAAGGGTATTATAATATACTATTCATCAATAATCTCAATCCGTGACAATTCGTTATCTACATGAAGCTCGTACCCCTTATATTTGATGCTATAGCCTATGCAACCATAACTACAAAACAGAGGTTCACAAATCATACTGGAGCCATACCAGGTGAATCCCCATGGATCTCTATTATATCCATTAAGCCAAATTTCGCAATCGCCAAAACGTTTCACAATAGCATTAATCAAACGCTTCAATTCGTTAGGTATATCTTTCGGTATTCTCATAATCTTCTGTCGTTTTTTAAGGGTTCTATAATATTCGTCTCATACCACACTGCTGCCTGCGCCATCGTGTTCTTCAACTCCTCGATAAGCTGCATGTGGTTGTTCTGAGTGATAGTGAAATGTCGCTCTGGGTGTTGTCCGTCATGGTCGCCGCTTGTCAGATGGATGATACAGAATGTACGGTCGATGTCGTGATGGGCTACGAAACCTCGCTGCTCCAGAACTGCCACTGTGCGGTCGAAGTCTGCCGGAGTGGTCGGTATCACCTGCAACACGCTCCAAGGGTATTCTTGAGCCGTGAGGAGTGTGTGTCCTTCCTGCTCACTAAGCAGGAAGGAGTGGATTGTTCTTGATGTCTTCATATAATCAAGCAACTTTTTTTATATTCTTCATATATGATGTTACACTAATATCTTCACGTATGCGACCGTATGCCTCGTATTCAAGACTTTCAGTTTCGCCTGTCGCCATATATTCTGCCTTGACAATATAATAGAGCATACAGAAGAGATAGGCAGGCTGAAAAGTTTCATCGTTGTCAAACAAACGACTTGGCCACTGGTCTATGTCGTTGGATAGATTAGAAAAGAAGCCATCATAGCTTGTGTGGTTTTCCTTTATCCACTTAGCCAGCTGATTGTGGTGTTTTCCTATCTTGGCTATAATAGCATCCTCCGCAGCCTGTGTCAGGCGAATTTTCACGCGACAAGAATCATTTTCATAATTATAGTATCGAGGACTGTGAACCTCTACGAACTCCAGTTCTATATCGTCGCTGATAAACTCCTGCATCCACAATTCCCACACCTCCGTATATGCTTTGCAGATGTCGTTCCGGTATTGCTTATAGTCGAAGGTAAAATCAACGTCCTCCTCCAAATCTTCTTCTACACACTCGTAATATATATCATCATTTGGACTCCAAATTGAGTCATAAAAACCAACAAAACTTTGCAATTTACCTACAGTTTCTTTTACAAATATCTTTGCCATAATCCTTAGTATTTTTAATGTTCTATAATAGGGCAAACGCCCCGTGATACCTTATTTCTGATTTTTCGCTAATACCGTTCTCACGCTATAATAAGGCGTGTTAAACGGATATTTAACCTCGTTGATATAATACACCACCGTCGGCTCACTCATGCGCAATGTGTCGCGACACTCCACACGGCCATACATGCCGTGTACCATAAAATTCAAGGCGCACATCTTGCAAGCAATAGGATCGCTGTCTTGTGCCACATACACAAAACGTCTGCCGGCTGAATGGTCCAATCTGCTCTTCTCCATGTAGTGAGCCAGGAGCAAGCGTCCGCTACCTGCTGCGCAGTCGTTCACCCTGCCGTGGTCGCCGGCTCCCAGACCACTAATCTGCGCCATCAAGTCCGACACGCTCTGAGGCGTGAAGAATTGCCCAGTCTTCGATGCCTTGCCACGGCTTAGATACATTTCTTCGTACAGTATGCCAAACACGTCAAGCCACTCGCCACGCTCCATCGCTGTTGCCACATCGTCGAGCCACTGGAAAGCAAGTCCAGCAAAGTAGGGGGTCTTCTTTGTGCAGCTCAAGACGTGCTGGCTATATTCGGCGGTGCCAGCCTTGAAAGCGTCAATGCTGAAGAACTCTATAAGGTAGTCACAGAAGTCACTGAGAGCCATTTCCTGCGGTCTGCTGTGCTTGTTGGCCTGTTCGGTCAATACGTCGATGTATTTCTTTTTGTCCATGATTTTCTCAAAATTTTATATGTTCTATAATAGGGAGCTGCCCTGCTGCCAGGTGCAGCCCCGTAAATGATGATTAATAACCCTTCCAGAAGTAGGAGTGGTGGCTATACTGGCTTAAATCCTTCTCTTTGGCATACTTGCGGATCTCGTAGTCGTAGCCTTCCATCTCTTTCATAATAGCCTCTGCTTTTCGTGCCAGGCGCAGATAGGCTGCATACTTCTTCTTTGATGCCTTCAGTTCCTCGATTTGGGCAAGTTGGCCGTTTTTGTAAAACTCTATAACGGCAACCGCTTTTTCGGCATCCAGACGGTCGCCAGTATCCCACTGCCAGTCGTTCGGATTCATATCCTTCTTCTTGCCGGTGTAACGGTTGATGCCGTGGCTCCAGTCGACGGACAATGAGACGTTGGGGCGATAAAAGTCGTAATAGTCGTAGCAATTCAGCTCGAAGCTGTATTCACCGAACGAGCTATAAAAGCCCGTCGCCTCCTTCACTGCATCATGGAAGCGTTTATTAAGTACCTTGCCATCAAACTTTCGGCACACCTGAACAAGTCCGTCCAGGGCCTTTATTTCGAGCTGTTTGCGCTCTATCAATGCGTCAACGTGCTTTCCGTACTCCTTCACCTCGTTGGCCTTCTTGTCGGCTTCATACTTTTTCGCAGCCGCCATAAAGTCTGCCTCCGTGCCGATGCTATAGGCTTCTTCCTTCATGCCGCGTTCACGGCAAAACTGATGATGCAGATCTATATACTTCTGTGCATCCTCCTTTGTGGCGAAGAAGTTCACAAACTTCATACCATCAGACTTCCACAGCCACACCTCGCCATCTTTGCAAATAAGATTTTTTGCTTCGACAAATATCTCGTTCATAATATTCTCAATTTTAAAAGTGTTCTATAATAGGGGCTACCCTGCTGCCAGGTGCAGCCCGTGAATGATGGTTTAATAAGCCAATACCGATATACGGTAGTACTCCGTTTCTCCTTCTACCGGAATGTTGGCTATACACATGTCGCCTGTCGGTGCCTCGTAAATATACGAGCTGCCTATAATATCGTACACTGTGAACTCGCCTCGTTGCTGGCTGTGCTCGCCTCCGTTGGCAATACACGTGATACCGTTGTGATAGCCTCCGGCTGGTGTCGGAAAGTCCCCACCGACCATTCTATCCTGGAGGAAGCGCGACGTATATCTGCCTGCCTCCTTGCTTGTCAACTTCAGGGCCTGTGCCATGAGGCGTTTCGCCTCCTTCCATCGTGCCTCGTTGAACATGTCGCGACGCTGCGGTAAATACTGTGAATCGTTAGTAACATTGAATAATGCTATCTGTGCCATAATCTGTAAATTTTAAAAGTTGGTGATGTTTGTATATGCCTATAATAGGCGGTTTAATACTTAATGCAGAGCAATATTGCCACTACTGCTGCCATGATGTTGTAGCCAACGAACTGCCAGCCGGTGGACTTGATGGGATCGCCATCTTCTCCATAAAAGCTGTGCTGCGACTGGAGCCACTGGCGAGCAGTTTTAATGGCCTCTAAGGTGTTTTTAGCCGTACGAGAGACGAGTAACACGACGACGGCGAATAAAGCCGTGAGAAGGGCACGTGTACTCGTTGTGCGTGATATTATAATAGTTGGTGCCATGATGATATATTGTTTAAGCGGTTTTCTTATTCAGTTCTTCTACTTCTTGCCAGAGGCGTTTGCACGTCTTGCTGTAGCCGGCTTCACCGTTGAAGGCGACAAAATCACAAAACAACTCCTCTTCGCAATACTGTGAGAAGGCCAGCTCAGCCTCGTTTTTCAGGTCGTCTATAATAGACTCAATTTTGCGGAGAATGTGCGCAGCGTGAATCTTGCTCATACCTTTGTTCTCGCACCAATCGTCGTTGATCACGTCGTCGGCTGACAGGTCGTTGTAATCATAATCACACGTTTCGTAATAATAATCTACCTTTCTGTAAGTCTTGATATTTACAAACCAATCAAAATTGGCTGCCTGGTAATAACCAGACGTGCAGCCGGCTTGAATGGTGATGTCGATCGAATTGTCGCCGCACTTAATAGATACCGTTTTTTCTGAAAATAGAGACGTTGGATAACTGCGATCATTGTCACATTCTTCTATATCGTGCCATCCCTTCGCCTTCAGTTCACAGGCCACATTTTCCTTGTCGGCATCATAATTAGCCTCTGTGTCCAGTTCATCATACATGCCCAAAAGATCCTGGTCGAGCTCGCGCTCGTCGATTTTTTCCTGTGTGTAATATACAGGCATTCCTAACACGAAATAACGTGAAGCATTTGTTAATGCAAAATTCGGTGTACTCATAATCTGTAAAGTATTTATAAAGTTGGTGATGTTATATGTTGTCTATAATAGGGGAGGCCGGAGCCTCCCTGGTATGGTTATTCTTAATCAATATCGATGGTCCAGTTACTACCATATCCTTTATTTAAGTGAATATGGTAGTCTTTTAATCCATTGCTTAATGCCAAATTTACGGCTACCTGATACACTTCGTTCCATTGTGCGTAATATCCTTCGGACTCAGCAATTACAGAAATATAAATGATAGATGGTGCATACATAATTTTATTGTTAAAATGCTTGTATTTATATTGAATAAGATTTCACTATGATGGCCTTCGCGCACGACTCAACGGAATCAGCCTCCAGGATATAAGCCTTCTTACTCCTGTTATACTGATAGCCCTGTTTTTTCACAGACTTCATAACAATATTTTTCTCGCGATAGTCAACACATGCCGAACCTATATGCGAAAGAACTCCGTTCTTGCGGTTGATGGCATAATGTTCTATTAGATACATTATTTTCATAATCGTAAAGTATTTATTTGTTTCTTGTTTACGTTTGCAAAATTACTATATAGGTTTGAAACGACCAAATATTTTTAATAAAAAATTATCGTATATATTTATTTTAACATTCGTACATAATTAATATACTTGTAATGTGTATTATTTACATTTCTCTAATCTCTGTGATGCTCTATAATATCTATAATGAGTGGGCACCGCCTCAAATACTCTAATATCTGTGACATTGTATAATGTATGAATGTGATGGAGTCGAGATTCGTACAAGAGCATCCAAGCACATACAAGCACGTACAAGAGCACACAAACACGTAC